CAAAAAAGGGCCGTTGATTTTAAAATCCACGCAGATATTAGAATGAATCTTATCTTCACTGTCTACTGCTATGGCGTTTTGAAACCATTGGGTAGCATTATCTATTATCAAATAATATTTTTCTTGTATTTTACTTTTGGGATTCATGTATCAACCTTTCCGCTATAAACCTTTCGGTAAGGGCTCGTTCACGTTCAGCAATACCAGCGTTAATCAACGCTGAACATGCACCCATTCCAAAGGTCAACGCAAGTATGATTGCCGCAATTCCAAGCCCTGTATCGAGTTCTTTACTCATGTTCGTTTTTGTCATTAAATGTAATTTGAGACTCTAGTTCTTCTATCCATTTTCGAATTGCCGCAATTCCGTCAATCATTCCCATTCCGGAAGAATACCCCTCGGCACCCACATAGTTCATTAGTAGGTCAAAAGCTCTTTTCGTGGAACCTTCCGCGCTTTTTAGGGCATTGATAACCTCCAGAGTTTTTTCTGTTCTTTCAGTCTGCTTTTTAAGAATATCTGCCGCCGCCCAACTAATAAGGGCGTTCTCATCATTTTTAATATTCTCTAGAGCATATTCAAGAAGTAGTTTTTTTGCATTATCACCCATTTCCACTTCCATGTCAACATATTTGATGGGGGTTTCTTTTAGGATTTTTATTTGGTTTTTATTCATATCAGAAGTATCCTCTTCGTCTTCATGCAACCGTTTAACATAGTCTTTCAGTTTGTCTCTCGCTCGTTTTTCTGAATCAAAAGGCCCAAGGCAGTCAGCCCAAGTTTCATCCCAAAACCACCACCCTTCATCGTCATTGAAAACAGGATCGGGGGTTTTATTGTCTTTATCTCCCCCTTTATTTGAAATAAAACCCAAATATGTCATTCGATCTCCGCTGTAAATACTTATACCCATGTCCTCGCCTTCGTAGGCGCAAAATACGGAATCTTGCGGGAAGCGATTTAGTTCTTTTTTAAGTTCTTTAATTGTTTTCATATTTTTATAAGTTCCTTATTTTCATGTATGTTACCTATAGTACGACAAACATCAAAATTTGTCAAGGGCAATTTGGTTATTGCGATAGGAGGGCAAGCCGGATCGATTGTTTCCATCTGAACATCTTTCTTGGTTTTAAAAAAGGTGTCCAGCCAATTTCTTTTAATTACTGAAAGTTTGAACATTGTGTCCTCGAAAATAACTTCGTACACACCAGCAGATTCGGGGTATATGTTATTGCATCGGCCAAGATGCATACATACAAGATCACCTTCGTAGATGTCTTGTCCTTCAATGTCCTGTTTGCCAGTAAACTGTTCCAACACGTAGCTGTCAAAGCGATCCACGCTGTCAATAAGGGTGTGCATCTCGCCGTTCATGTCATAGCGTGTCGTGCCGTGAACCGCACCTTCTGGTGAAATTAAAAACGAATCAAACCAAAACCTGTCCTTGTACCAGAGCCTAAATTTTTTGGCTGGTTTTTGACTGTTTTCGGCCTCGTGTTGCTTCATCATCTTAATTCTGCGCTCCATGCCGTTCATTTTGTTTAGCCCTAAATTCTGCTAACTTTTCATTCCAAATTTCATCTACCATTTTCTTAACTTGTTGATTTTCAAGTTCCTCTGTGAATGGTTTAAAGAATATATACCAAAAAATATCTACGGCACCCCACGTAGCAGCATAGACGCCGAACAACCACCATATCATTTTTGTATCTACTTCACAACTATAAAATAAAACAATAGTTAACGCTGCTAAAACCAATACGAGTAAACACAACCTTTTAAATACATTCCAACAATATTTTTTCATTTCGACAACTCCGAGTTCTTAAAAATGCTTCCAATTACCTCATAAATATCATCGTCCTGAAATATACATCCTCCCAAACGCTTCACATCAAGGTAAAAAACAGACATATTTGGATTAACACACCCGAATTTGACAACTCCAATATCTTCCATCGGATGCTTCCATTTTATTATATCCCCCTCATAAATCTCTTTTCCGTTTTTATCTTTCAGACCAGCGTATTGCCGAATGGTGTATTCCCGATTCTGGTAAAGATACTCTAATTGACCAGAAGTATTAAAAACTTCTAATACCGCAACTTCTCCCTACTTCTTTTCACCGTGTAACCAGACACGAAATTTAAGCTCTCTTGGTGTTTTGTTCATTTTATTTTTCCTCTTTTCCCTTTATTGGCATCATTTTATCTAAAACCTTTTCAACGAGCTTCCTGCGCCTTGCGTAATTCATTTTGAGAAAATCCCGATAAAACATTCTTGTATTGGAACAATATCCGCTTCTCTTTAAAAAGGTAGTTTGTTTCACAAATTCGCTAACAAACACGGTTGCGATATCTTCTATGGCTATTTCTTTCATACTAACCCCTTCTCAAATTCAACAAAACTTTTTGGTCCTGTTATTTTATATTCTTTTTCGTTTATAACGCAAACCATACCTTTATCTCCACAATCATTTTCATAAATGAACCATTCAAGGGCGTCTTTTGTTATTCCGGTTGTCAAAGAAACCAAACGGACGTAATTTTCAAAATTTGTCTCTATCATTTCAGTAATCGGAGATTCAACGGAAACCCCCAAAACACTACTTAGGGCTCTATAAAAATTGGTGTTTCGGTGATAGAGAGTTTTCAATCGTCCAATCTCTTCAATCCATTTTTCGGTTTCTGCGTCTGTGTTTTTGTGTTTGTTCATAGGACTCCTTTAGTAAAACAATTGCCATGCTTAAAAATAAGCATTATGCCAAGCCGCATTCATTCTTTCTCTAATTTGTTCGTAGATAGCCATCGCATCCTTTTCTCCAGAAACCATCAAATCTGCACACACTTTATTATAGGCAACTGCCAATCTCCATCGCTTAAAATTAAGAAAGCAAATCAAATATCGTCGAAAAAAACTCATCTGATTTATATGCTTATTCAATTGATCTTCGTTTATGTTCATTTGTTTTCATTTTGTTAAGTTTTGTTCGTAAAAATATAGTCTTCTGCATTTAGGAGGAATCTTTTTAACCCTTGTCGCTTTTATCCGATAACCATAATTATAACCACCGTTTGTAGTTTCTCCCCACGTTTCTAATTGCTTATGCCACCCTCCCCACTTCATTCTCTTTGATTCTGGCATTTCGGCATAATAAGTAGTTGAAATGCCTTGCATGTACTTTATTACTTTGAAATATTTTATATTCTTTCTCATATTGTTACGTATATAATGGCCTGTATGGTAGGTAAAGTCAATTATTTTTTAACACCCAGCCAACATCAAAACCGTTCCCGCTATCAAAAGCAAGCATCCGCAGTCGTCCGATGTAAAAGATACAAAATTCCAAAAACCACTGCATAATGCAACACCTGATCAAACCAACCCCAACAAAGAAGTTGTGAATATCACCATTAAAATTACTTGTAAGAAGGTCATTAATCCACCTTTAGTTTTCGAGCGGGTTGACTATTGATACGCACGTAGAGTTTGTTGTATTTTTCAATTTCCTCCGGAGTGAGTGGACGGGTTGTTTCTTTTGGAAACTTTACGTTAATGAAACCAAGTCCTGTTACCCAATTGCCAATATAGTTATCCTTATCTTCACTGTGTATATAGCACAGATCAGGAACGTCGGAGCTAATATCTCCAAGTTTGTGAAATGCTTTGGTTGCCATCATGTATTTGTTCATTGTGTTTTTCCTTCGACTTTTGTTAATTTATAGTTGTTCGGACGATGAATCATCATATATACCAAGTCCCCACATGATGTGTGCCAATGATCAAAACCATCTGCCAGTCTTTCGTGATTTTTCGGGTCTCTAATATCCATTGATCCAATGAATTCTACTCTTGGACATTCTTTATGTTCGTCGTGTCCGTTCCACCACCTTGAATCAAGAAGCTTCTCCGCAGAACGCCAGTCCTGAGCTTCAATTAAATCCATTAATTCATTTAACTTTTTCTTAACAAAGGAGTTTTTGCTAAAAGCGACTTCAATGCGTTGACGCTCTAGGTCTGTATCAAAAACGCCATCACATGATTTTTGAATATGGAACATCATTGGCTTTTTTCCTTATCTCTACGAATCATATCAAGAATTCTTATATGTCTATCAATTCCTTGGCTCGCAATTAAAAGATTAAGATTTAATGTAGATAAAATATCCATGCGTTCTTTGTCGTTCTTGGCCTGATGCTCATAAGGAACTGGAATATAGTGCAGAGGCTCAAACCTTGTTCTGTCAACTAGCCTGAAATCAACGGGTATATCCCCATCGGCATCTTTTTCGTATTTCAATTCAAGGATGCGAAGAATTATTTTATATAAATCTTCAATTTCGCCCTCCGAAACCTTTGCAAAGCCGCCATTCTGACTTTCAGATTTCTTCTTTAAGAAGGCTTCTAACATTTTAATCAAGTTTTTCATTGTTTCTTTTTTCTCTTTTTAGAGCAATTCGAGCAAACAACATTCCCTGCCCGAGTTACTTTCCAGCCCTCTCTATGGGCTTGTTCGGCCACCGAGAAATCATCAGTTCCGAATCCACCAATCTTCTTTTTGCATTTTGTGCAACTCAAAAAGTATTCAACACAATCGTAAAGGTTTAATTCGTTTTTAGTCATATGTTCCCTGCCTGATTTCGTTCAGGATGTTATCCTCGATTTCCCTGATCTTGTCGGAACATACTTTGCAATAGAAGGCGTTATGTACTTTCTTGTTTGTTTTAATATGATTGTCGTATTCTTTTAACAATTTTTCGATGCTTTCGAGAATCGCTTCTTCTGAATCCAATACGATGATTCTGGCATCGAGTTCAAGGAGAGCTTCCTTTGCGTTTTGTTTCTCAAAGGCTTCAAGAAACTCATTGTCTTTTATACGACGCAAAGCTTCTTTTTCGCAATCGACAATCATGATTTTTAGATCGTTTTTTAGGTTTTGGATATTAAGGCTCATATTATTTCTCCCATTGTTGAGTATATAATAACCTGTCTCGTGGGTAAAGTCAAGTGTTATTTTTCATATATTCCCATCCATGAGCCAACCAAAGAGTATACGCTTTGTGGTCCCGTCCATACCACCCGCAAGCAAAAGGGTGATTGGCTTCCACAAGCGCAAGTTCTCCCGTTTCAAGAGTTCCGAAATCCAGCGCACCGCAATAATGGGTTGGAATGAACAGGTCTAAAACGGGTGGATCGGGCATATTTTTTTCATCGCCAGCATACCAGCCGGAAGCGACAACTTCTCCGTTTGTAACATAATAGCGCCACTCGTTTTTGAAGGAAACAATGTCGGAGCACCAGTAAGGAGGTTTCTTTTTATTTCTATAGCCTCCTTTTGTAATGAATCCTGTGAATCTTTTATATTTATCGGCGGGCTTAATAAAGACTCTTTTGCCTAAAGGCCACTTCTCGGTCTTCCAGATTTTACGGTAAAGATGGTTTAGGAGAAAGACTGGATAATAGTCCGGTTCTACTTCTCGACCCAAGACCTGCAAGCACCACTCTACGGTTCCACATGGTATAAAATCAGAAGGCACATCAGAGGGTTCTTTGACTATTATAACAGGCCACTTATTGAGGATGCAGGTTTGATGAACAGCAATTGACTCCATGAATGAAGACTCGTCTTTTTGGATGGCAAAAGAAAACATAGGGTGTTATTTTTCGTCTTCAATACCAATAATAATGGTATCGGTAGTTTTGAACATTCCGAATGGATTGATTACAATTTTCATTTTTTGGGGGGCCATTTACAAAAGATAGCATCAGGAAAATGTTCTTCGATCATTGCGGAAATAATGCGCCAATCGCCCCCCCCACGGTCGCAACCCACGTTATATGGAAAATAGATTGGCTCAGGCAAATTGCGGTTTTTAATGGCCGGAAGAGCCAACTCCCATGCTGAATAAGAGGTGTATCTTTTGCCGTCATTACCATAAGAGTCTTGACCATAAAGATTTACAACAGAAAGGGAATCGTTTATTTTAACAACATCAATCGCACCAAGAACATTAAGCTCCAAGCAAAACTCTTCACTATCAAGGTACGCCCTATAAGCATCATAGACTTCGGGCCATTTCTTTTTTATTGCCAAAGCAACGCCGGACCCCATTGCGCCTCGGCAGTTTACTTGGTGAACAATTGTTCCGGATTCGATGGTTGTGATGTCTTTTTTAATTGTTGTCATAGATTTAATTATTTGGCATTTTTTCTAGTTATGCGACGAGCCTTCTTTTGCCGCTTCTGAATAAGGGTTGCTTTTGAAGCTCCCTTGTCGTAAAGGCTTTTGCCGTATTGTTCAATGATTAGTTTGTGTAGTTTTTCGTTTTTGTTTTTCATATTAATTTATTTCTCCTGTCCAAATCACAATAAGCGCAACAGATAACATAATTTTTTCCTTTCTTTATTCTACAATTTCTAGAACTGGCATACCAAATCCCAAAGATAGTTTTCCCAAAGCCAAAGATGATTTTTAAAGTTCTTTCGGCCCCAAGCTTTCCTGCGCTTGCAAAAATCCTTAATTGCGTCGTTTCTTTGCTTAACAGAATTTACGCTATCAAGTTTTTTATTAGAAATGCGAAGATCAAAATCACTGATCTGACTAACTGTTACGTCGGATTCCCATTTCATTTTGGTTTTTACTTCAACTGGAATAGAAACCGTAAAGGGCTTGCAAAGTTTCTTGTGCTCACGTATGAACGCCTTGATTTCCTTTTTTTGTATTGGGGTAAATTTAGCGTTCATTATTCTACGGGGGTTGGGTCGATTCGATAGATTTTGTATTTTTTTGCTTCTGACTTCGACTCGGAAATCTTTTCTAAGTGTTTAAGGAATTTTCTGGCCTCTACAATGGTTCCGAAATGTACTTCTGTTCCGTAAGCATAGACGCCGATATAACCACTTTCTTCTTTTCTTCCTATTACAAAATTGAATTCTTCTTTTTCGGCTTGTATTTTTTCGAGGGTGTCGAAAAATTCATTCGCCTCGGACTTTTGTTCCGGTGTCGGGTTTCTTCCGCAATCCGAACCACCGCAAAGAGGACATCCAGTGAGCCATGCACCGGTGCCTAGTTCTTCAAGGGAATACGGAACCCCTTCAGTGTAGCACCACCCGTCTATCTTTTTTTCGTTCATCTTTTTTTATCTTTCATTTTGTTAAGAGCATAGTAGCTTATTTACCGAAGGAAGTCAAGTGTCTTTTTTAGCTAAAATCTATGATTATTTTAGACCTGAAATATGGTATAAAAAGAAACCAGTGGGTAGTAATCAAGCTCTTGGTGCGAAAGAAACCTTCGTTCTTTACAACCAATTTGTCTGTTTTTCTAAATATCATCTTTTAATTCTCCAGTTCTTTTTCAATAAATCCAACGGAAATTAATCTTTTTGACAATTCCTTTAGCGAAATTTCGTATTCGAATTCTCCTCTTGGTGTAAAACACCCATCGTAATCGTCTCCCCCAGCAAGATAAAGAACGTTGTAGATCAAATCCTCGTTGCTGTAAGCAAGAACTCTATCTATAATTTTCTGTTTACTCCATTTTATTTCCGACTTTTTCATCTTTTAGTTTCCTATTACTTCAATATCCGCATTAGGCCACTTGTCATCATAGTCGCATTGCGGTGACTGCAATCTTTTGGCATGGGGTTCGATATCGCTCCAATTCATATTATTCTGCGCCCAATCCGTTAATTCGGAATTGTCGGAAAGCGCAAACTCCAACTCTTCATCATAATCGTCGCCTTTCTCTTTGTAATATTCAGCCCTGTTTTTTGCGACAACAAGGGCAGAAACGCTCCACTTTGATCCATCCGGCATGGTTATAATAAGTTTTTTCATTGTTCTTCCCTGAACAGTTTTTCGTAGTGGGTTTTTTGTTCATCAAAATCAATAATAAGAAGTTCTACTTTATAAGCCTTCATGTGATCCTTTGCACAATTATTTCCTCAACGCCATTCTCACGAAAAGACTGTGGGCATCCGTCAGATTGAAGAAACGATTCTGCCAAGCCGAAGGCAAACGAGTTCCCTTTTTTATTTGGAAATGGGTAGTGCCAGCGTCCTTCGTGAACTTCATAACCTTCCTTAATTGCATCTGAAAAATCTTCTACACGGGTGTAAGAAGCCAAGTCGTTCTTAAATGTTATTTTGAGTTTCATTTGTCCGGCAAAATAAAGGTCGCCAAGTAAATATATAATATTGTCTTTTTTTATTTGTTGATAATATTGCTAAAATAATCCATCAAATAAAGCATTGGGGCAAACTTAATTTTACAGATATCAACAATTGATATAATATCACCGATAAAGGCAATACATATTCCAGCAAATAGGAAACTTACGAAAATAATATGAAAAGGATCATCAACATCAAAGTTATTATTCTTTACCAAATGTATCCATGCTCCAAAAATAAATGGAATAATAATGATAGATGAAATTATAATCCAAGCCCAGCTATAAACCACCCCCCAAGTTAAAATTTGATCAATTAACTCTGGAGTTTTTTCCTTTACAAGGTTTATGGCTTGTTCTAAATTTCCATTAACCATATTAATAGTTGTTTCGACTGCATTGCTGATGTTTGTGTTCATTTTGATTTCCTTTATTTTTGTTTCTTTATTATATTATAAGCTTAATTTTTTGTCAATAACTTCTTTTAAGATTAAACGACAACTGACGCTTATCAATTGTTGGCCTTCTCAATCCGAACCACATTCAAGCTGATAAAGTTTCTGCGAGAGATCGCAGTTTCACCCTCTTCCAGCCGTTGAAGCATTTCGCTACAATCCTCTGTTGTTTCTGCACCCATTCCGAAAATAAGGTTTTCGGTTCCGCGAATGCCGTCTTGAGTGTCAACCACTGTGTAAAGCACCGTCCGCTTCGGATTGAACGGTTTGGCGCAGATAAGGAATCTCTTTCCAGTCGCACGCACACGGTATGGTCTTTTCTCTTCGCTAAACCAAATGCGAGAGCCAGCCGGAAGGCCAACCAGAGAATTGAGAGGTACTGTCTGCCCCGCCTGCGTTTTGTCTTCTTTCATGAGTTCCTTTCCGGGGCAGTCAGCCCCTCATTCTTAGCGTTGGCAATACATTCTTCGATCATGTCAATGGCCTCCTGATATGCGTCGTGCGCTTCCGTGTACCGGGAAACCCATTCCGGCATTCGTTGCTCGTCGGCCTGTTCGATGTACTCACGCAACGTGTCGCGCTTGCGCCTAAGCCGATCAACGATTGCCAACAAAGCGGCGGAGGGTACGCTCATACTTCGCGCCCCTCACCGCCAGCGTTCTGCCTTTCGATCTCGCGCAGTGCCACGCGCAGTGCCTTTTGCCATTCGATACCTGTGTATCCAAGGTTCCGCGCCTTTTCAAAAAGATCCCGGTGAATGGCGAGTGCGTTCCGCTGTATGGCGCGGTGCTGGTGAGGCGTTTCTGGCATGATTCCGCCATGCAGGATCGGGCCGGTGCAGATGGCGCGGTCGTAATCCTCGGTACGCGTGTGATACTCTTTCGCAAGATCAATTAGCCACCGATCGCGGGCGGTTTCATACTGGAATATGCCGCGATATTCCTGATGGAAATCGGAGGCAGAAAACATCTAAACCTTGCTTTCCGGTGATGCAACATCGGGGGCTTGCGTATATGCTCTGCGAACATATTCCCAGCTTTCCCTATCACAATCCCACCCAAGAGGGAGCCATCTCGGTTTTTTGTTTTCTTTTGCGGCGGCTTCTCTCTCTTTGTCGTCGCGACGAAATTCTTCTTCAAGTTCTCTTTTAATAAGATTCTTTATCTTGTCACTAAGGAGTGGATACGCTCTAGCTAAGTCTTCTGCGAAACAACATGTTGCAATTGTTTGTCTACCAATAAAATATCTAAACGCCCAAAAAATGATATCATCAAGTGAATCGGACTCAAAGCAATTTAAGATTTCTTTTGTTCTTTTTGCGTTGTATTTTTTCATGTCCACATTCTTTCTCTGTAATCGAGAAGTTTTTTTAGCATTTTAGTTTCTTCGTCAAAAATAAACCTCTCAAGGCGGTTAATCTCGCCGTATTTTTCATCGTATGTTTTGCCGCGTTTGTTTTTTACTGCACTATATTCTTCTCTGATTTTTTTATCAATTTCGGGACGAATTTTCTCCGTCCACTCTACGGCATTTTTAAGAAAATCATAAACCTCTTGGTGGGACTCATCGCTATGCCAATTTACATAACCATTAAGAACTTCTTCGTACCAAAAATCCTGAATCATTGCAAACAGGGTTTCGGGAATGACTTCAACCAAATCCCTATATTCATAACGACGATAAACTTTCCGAAAGCGCGGATGTTCGGGCCTAATAAGGCGACGGATATTGTGGTAGGTATCTCGCATCAGATGATAAGGCTTAAACCAAGCCCAATAATAAACCGGATTATCTACATCAAAAAGATACTCTCTGAAAAACCACTGAACGGGATAACGCCTACGGATTTCCTTATAAAAACGCTTGAAAGAAGTCTCGCCTCCACTTGTAATTTCATCAATTTCAAGGGGGAGGGAGAAGGGCATAAGATAAAGTCCATACTTCTCTCGCTTTTCTTTTGGCAACGAAAAATATTCTTCGACGGATTTTACATCAACATACGGAAGAAACCGATCTTCTTTTATAATCCTTTTTAAAATTTTATCGCTTATTTTCATTTTCTGTTATAATATCTTAAATGGATGGATTTGTCAATGACAATTATGATAATTCTTCAATTTTTTCAAGCCGTCTTCTCTGGAAAGACCAGCCACGCTTTTTAGCGCTATGCCGACCTCTGGGCCGGAGGGAATGCCGAGAATTTCCATAACATCTTCTCCGGAAACGGAATTGAGGTCTTTTTTCTCTATTTCATCGGCGGATTTTATAACCCCGTCAACAAACGAATCCCCCAAAAGCTTCCGCTCTATTTTGTAGCCATAGTTGTCCCATGTGGCGGTTTTGGAAACAGCATCAATTATGTCGTAAGCCTTTTGAACGTCTGGCTTTATCTTAATTGCGCGATGGGATTTTTTATTCTTTGTCGTTATCGTTTGGCCTTTTGAGGAATGAGGGCGGTGCCATTCGGTGCTATCAAAGCGTGGGCTGGCGATAATCCACGCCGCAACCTCTTCGGCGGAATACAGCCGATCCTCATAAAAGGGCCTTGGATCAAGCATTAGGATTTTAAGGGCGGTATCAAAGTCTCTCGTAAGTGGAATGTTGTGAAAATTACCTTTTTTGCTTATCAGGCGAAGGGAAAACTTGTTTTGGTCAAACTTGTACAGCAAAGACCTTGCAAAAGAGCCAACAACAGCAGGAATAATTGTTCCAAACTTGGAATATTTTTTTCGATAGTCAAAAGAGCCTTCTTCGGCAAGAATAAAGTCAATCATATATTTCTTATCGTCAATAAGTCCTTCCATTACAAACATTTGCTGGGGGCCGTTTGAAAGTTCGGCAACGATGTTTTCGGCAAAAATGGCGCGAAGATCGTCCCTCCAAGTTTGACGGTTAATCGGGTCAAGAAATACGTCCAAGTCCCCCGCATCTTCTCTCCCGTTAGTTTTTTTTATGCTGGGGACAAAAGAGTGAAACTTCTTAGAAATGCGTTCCGCTACGCACTCGGCAAGTTCGTCGTAAACAGAAACGGGAATCCTTACTGGGCGTTGCTCTGGCGGAAAGTTTTTAAATGCTCCTTTAATTTTCATGAGAGTGATTGTCTCACAAAAAATAGGATTTGTCAAGTTTTTTGGGGAATATGATGGGCAACGTCTTTCCACCAAACATTTAACAAGTCAAGGCTGTTTTCCTGTGTGCCGACTACTTCGATTTTTTCCTCATCCTTTTTGCCAATCCCCCATATTTCAGGAGCGCCTTCATTGTCTAAAAGAATTAAAATTCCTTTATATTCAAGAACGCTTCCGTAAAGTCCGTTTCCAATGCGGCCAGAGTTCTTGTATCTTACGATGTCTCCGTTCTTGATCATAAAAGATCAAGGTCCTTGGTTATTGGCCTCATTTTGTCGGAATCGCAGGGGCCGATGGAGAAACCAACGGGAACATCGTAAACAGCTTCTTTTTTTTCTTCTGAAATTTTTATTAAAACAGTGTCCTTCCATTCGCAAATAGGAAGATTAAGCCGTTTTGCATCGGCCCCGACAAGTTGTAGTGACTCGATGTTGGGAACGCCATATACATAAAGATAAGGGTCCTTCATCCACTCTTTTTCTTCCGACGAGATTTCCTGCCCGTCAGTTATTGCGCGGCGGAATTTATTAAAATGAATATGGGCAACTTGGGAGGCGATTAGGCCGACAGGAAAGCCTAAGTCAGTTCTAATTATTACCGCCTGTTTTAGATTAGCCATAAACAATCTCACAATCACATTGGTTGGAGCTTTTATAGGGCTCAAGTGCCACAAGTATCTCTACAAGATCGGTCCTTCGATGGTAGTTGCCAACAAAAAACACTTTTATTTTTTCGTAACCACGCATTTGAGCGGGATCATTAATTATTTTATAATCACCGAGGCCGGTTGTTTTTGCAAAGCGCAAGGCCTCAGATTGATTTCCGGCTACTATTAGATTTTTTGCAAAAGAGCGTCTTTTTGTAAAATCCCTAATTCCATCCCACTCGTTTTTAATTAAGGCAATTGCGCCGGTAAGAGCTAAGTTGTATTCATCAGACTTTTTGCCACTGCCGTCTGAAAGCATACAGCCGCGAAGATAGGCAACGATTTCATCTATTGTATATTTTTCTTCTTCCATTTTTTTCTCTTTCTATAAAGATCAAAGTTTTTCTTTTTCATTTTGTTAAACCTACGCCATTTTTTATGAAAATCTTCTAGGATGGAGACTGGAAGCATTTCGTAATCATTATTAAGGCCCAAAAGAGGCTGGGCAACACTCAAGAGACAATTATCAGCAGAAAATACGGCGCGTACTTTTCCGATTGTTAGTCCGGAACTGTAAGGCTTGCTTGAAATATAAACAGGAAAGCAGTTCCCATTCTTAAATGCAACAAAACCGCTGTCAATTACAAAGGAGTCCTCCTTACCTTTTTGAAGCTGATATTTAATTTCTTTTTCCACTTACAATCCTACCTCGGAAGACTAAGTTCGGAAATTTCTCTCCAAATAGAGGGGTCCGTAACGGGAGAGCCTTTTGCGTTCACAATAGAAAGCTCATAATTCCCGCCATTCATTCCCATAGATTCAATAAGTCTCAATTTACCGTGTTTAGAAAATGTGCCGCTTATTGGATAGACATATCTTAAAAACTTTTCAAGAATTGGTTTTTCTATTTTTCTATTCATTTTTTTATTATGTTATGAAGCGGGGCGCTGAGAATTTCAACGGTCTTTTCGTACATGTTTGCGGAATTGAATAAAAACACCTTTTCTACATCATCGGAGGTTTGGTTTATTTGATTATCAATAGATTCTTTATAAAGGTGGTTCAAAAAATCATACGAAATAAGAAGGTCTTCTATGTTAACCCATTTTTCCCCATCATCGGTTTCTATAACGCGCATTTCTTCGGCTGATTGAACCTCAATGACGGTCTCTTGTGAATTTTTATTCTTTTTCTTCTTCTTCTTTTTCTTTTTCATTATGTTTTTCTCCAGCACCAAATAGGTTCTACGAAGATTCCTTTTTTGTTCGAATTACTGTTTATTCTTTTTGCCATGCGATAGTTTAGGTTATCTATTTTAGATACACCCGATAGACTAGAGATATAGTCGTTCATTGGATCGCAAATTTTATTTATGGTATGGTTACAATAGACATCGCTAATGTTAATAGCCATTACTCCGCCAGAACGAAGGCTTGACCAAGACATTTTTAAGCAAGGAAATAGAAAACTGTTTAGCCAGCGATCTAATTTTTTATAGCGCATCCAAGACTGGGTTTCCTCCTTAGAATATCTTTCAATGATAAAATAAGGCGGGGACGTAAAGACAAGATCAACGTCGAGCTTTATTTTTGATAGAGCTTCTTCTGCTGGAAGAAAGTACTGATTTATGGTTTTGCCAGACTTGATATAGTTTGATATCTGTCTTGAATATCCATCCCTAAGACTAAGATTCGGGTCTATGCAGTTATACTCGCAAACAGATTCGGTGGCAAGTGCGGCAGACAGCCTATCTCCCCATCCAGAGCTAAAATCAAGGACTCTCTTGGCCTTAAAATACTCATAGACGGCCTTTGCCGCAGATGGACGGAACTGGCTGGCTATATACTTACGAAGGGCTATGCATTGACGCAGGGTGTCGGAATCCACCTTCTTGAATCTAAGGCTCCACAATCCGCTTAACATCGTAAAGAAAAACTTTTTATTATTCCATGTTCGATGCGGAGAGGGGGAATTAATGGAGTCGCATTTAAACCTTAAATCCTGATGGTAAAAATTTGAGGATTTGTTGCCGATATTACATGAATCAATGTACCTTCTGCCAATGTCCCAATTATACTCATAGCGAGTGAAGACTTCGCCTTCCTTGATTAGAGAATTAGAATCAAGTCTAGAAAGGGCGTCAAAGTCACTATCCGCATCATTTTGTCCAATCTCAACAAGCGGAAGCGAATAGGGCCTTGTCTTGGCCCATATTTCTTCTTTTATTTCTTCCGAGGGAAGCGGATGCTTTTTTAGTACATCGCGCCATTCCCGCTCATTGTAGATTGTAAACATTTTAGCTGGCAGACTTTTTGCAGAGCCTTAAAACCGTATCTGCGTCTTCTTCCGAAAGGTATTGAACAAGAGAGCGGACCTTGTTGATCTTTTTCATTTTTAGAATTTCTGATTCTGCAAAATCAATGTCTTTTTCTCCGCTAAACAGTTCTTTGAAGGTGTCAATTGAAACGGAATAAACTTCTCCGCCAAGAATAAGCTTATCTTCGTACCATTCGGCGGTTTGACTGTCAATATTGTCGCTGATTTTAGCCGCCTCGTCAATCAGGGTGGAAATAATCTCTTCCCTGAGCTTATCGGCCACGTCTGAATGTTCGGTTTTTACGGAGTAATAAATCCTCATTCTGCCTAGTCGCGGTTCCGCCCCTTCAATGCAAACTTCGCGTGGTTCGGAAACAAGAGCAATCTTCTGTAGCAACTCCACGAAAAGGGGTCTCCAGCCCTTCCCTATATTTATCTTGTCAAGATTGATAGGGATCATTGGGCCAATCGCCTTTTCTAGATATTGAAGAAAGTCTTCTTCGCTCATGTCGATCAAGGTCTTATCGAGGGTTGATTTGTTGTAGTTTTTCATTTTTTATTTCTCCAGTGTTTTTGATATTAATTCTGCTCTTTCTTTTTCACTCTTATACATTATCAATACAGTCTCGTTATTTACAAGGATAATTTCTGTATGAAGTCCATTTGTAACGAAAGCGATGTCTCGGTTGGATTTATCCAGATAGATATATTTAATTGCAGATTGCCACGCATATGCGTTTTGGCACAATATCGCAAGAAAAAATATGACTAGAAACTTTTTCATCTACTCGATCTCAATTATTTTGGGATCATACCTTAATTTGTAGTTTTCGTCAAGAACAGAAATACAGGCGAATTTGACTCCGGCCTCATTCTCGACAAACTCGTGTTCGGCGGAATGAATGTGTCCACTAAGAAAATACTTTAAGCGGCGAAAGCGTTTGTTTTTAAGATTTTCAGCAAAAGCCTTTACGCCAAGATGTTCCGCCTTTAGTCTATCCTTATACATGGCAAAGGCGTTCGCAAGAAGATTTTCGTCGAGAATCTGGTCCGCATATCCGTATGCAGGTCCGTGGGAAAGAATAATATCAACGCCACTCGGAATGCCGCTAATAATCTCACTAAAAAAACTGTGATTTGACGAGGCAAAGTTCCAAACGGGGGGTCCAGCCTCGCCCCAAATTGGGAGATTGACAAAAGGGGTGCCATAAATATTAATCCCGTGTATCTTCATCCCATTGTTGTTAAGATAAAAAACGCCACTTGGCAAAATGCTTCTTATTTCGGAGTTTTCCTTCTTTGAAACCGAGCACTCGTAAAAAAAGGTATCGTGATTTCCGGCAGTTAAGACAATGTTGCCGCACTTCTTTCTTAGTTCGATAAGCTGGGGGATGAACCTTTTTCTAAACCAGCCGCGCTGAGAATTGAAGTCGTGAGGCATCTTTACGGGGCTTATGTCGCCGCCAATAAGCAAGATGTCGCACTCTGGAATGATGTCCAAAAAGTCCGATCCGTGAGTATCACTAATTGCCACTATTTTCTTCATTTATCTTTTTCTTTATTATTTTATAAATACCTTGCCAGTCAACCTTTTCTGGCGTTTCATCTTGAACAAAATGTCTCGCTTCTCTTATGCGGCTCGCCAAATCAGGGTACTCGACCATGCAGTGCAAAATCGCACACCCGAGTTCTCCTATAACAAAAGCCTCATTTTCATCAGAATAGGAAAACTCATTTGCCAAAGAAAGCGCAGTGCAAAAATGTTTTTGTGTGCATTCAAGGCACGGGGTATTAGGATAAAAAGTGTTCTCTTCCATATACAAAAATTGGGGTATTTTTACCTACATAAGCTCCGGTCACATTAAAATCAAAATACTCGATGGCTTCTTCATAGGTCATTCCTTGTTTTTCTAAAATTTCTATGCATTTGTTATAATCGTATACCACGGAATAGTCGTTAAACTTCTGACCAATTCCAAGAATGGCATCGTCAAATCCTTCCGCGTAAAGTAATCCGGCATCTTCCAGCCCGTGTTCTTCAATGAACTTTTCTAGTCTTTCTCTATTTTTCATGCGTATTATAAGACAATACGGGGGAGATGTCAACAAAAAAAGCCTCGCTTTCAGAAAAAAAGCGAGGCGATTGAATTAACCGCGCCAACCGCTAGGCGGCGTGGCAAACGCTCCAAACGCCTTGGGGTAATGGATTTTCTTTTCTCTTTCAAGGTCAATACCAAGCTTTTTTAAGTTATCCCTCGTATCATAAAAAATAATATAATCCTCATAATGGCCAGACGCATCAAATCCGGCTTCGATAACAGAATCTTTAATCTCACTGCCCCAAGTGGTTCCGGCAGAAAAGCTCATGGATGCGGTGTTCTGTTGAGAGCAGGAAAAGGCGCTGGTTGAACAGTCGTTTACCTCGATTGTTTGATACGTAACAACAGGTGTCTCGTATTTCCAAGGAAATATCGGCTCTGGATTTGTGTAGACGGGGCAAGAAAGCATAATCCTTTCGTCGTAAATCCTTACACCTATAACCCCGTTATTTCCGCCTAACCCCTTTTCATTGCAATAGGAAAGATTTGATGGGCAAAATTTAAAAGCTCCAACGCTGTCGGAGTCTTTTCGGAAGCCCTTGATTTCAAGGGAGTCATACCCGTTTACGATATAGCCGCTTTCGGTAGGCTTTCCGGAGCAGGGTTGTCCGGTAATTACATTTAGGCCGTCAATAGTAGCGACGACAAGTTTCCTTTTATAAGAAGAGTTTTGTATTTTAATCGTATACTCTGAACCGATTTTTGCTTCAACGAAGATTCTTCCGTCGTGAGCATATTGTTTAATTGCTTTGCCGTTGACAAAGATTTCTACTGGTCTTTTATTCATTTTTTCCTTTGCCCTCTACAGGGACTTTGCTAAGGATTCAAAACTTTATCGAATCCATTTTATTATACACGCCAAAAAGTAAAAATACAAAAAAAAAAATCCGTAGCCAAGGTTTTGCCCATGACTACGGAAAAAAGCGGCATAACGGGATTCAAGAATTACCCGAAAGTTATCATCAAAGCCATGTTATTCGACCACCGCCAATTTTGGGGAGCGACCCTAAAACTTTTCCAATAAAGGAAGGAGGGGCAGGTTGTTTACTGCCAACGGAATACAGCCATCTATTTTAATAGCGATTTGTTCCGCACCACCGAGGCGACGGGTTGATCTCACCCGTGGCTTTTAGTGTCTTACACGGCCAAGACTAAACATCCGACAAAACAGCCTTTTCAGGTATCTTGCCGAGCTTTTGGGGCTGGCGACCCCATGTTCAGCCAATGCCTTTTTTATATTTCAAAAGATCGTATATATTATCCGCAACAATAGAAATTTTTCAAGCAAAAAAGACGAAGACATAGACAAAGGACTCTTTCGGGTCTACAACTTGGGCTCCCAAACAACTCTTTGAGCGTAGTAAGGTACACCTAAAAATGGTGGACAAGCCGATTATCGAAAATCGGGTCCGCAAAAAGTTAAGAAATCTTTCGTTCACATGGTTAGTCCTGTTTTCTTTTGCTGGACCAGCCGCACATAATTTCCTTACAGAAGAACTCGTTTACAAGTAATTATGGACTTCATAGCAAATAAATTCCGCATTCTCTATTTGCATCAAGAAGCGTTCTCTTTAGTAATGACCCTACTCCCAGCTACGAAAGAGTTAATCTCACTGGTTTTGGGCGCGACGATATTTACGCCGCGAGTGCTAGATTTGCATCTGCGTTTGTTTGTTGATTCATTTTTACGCGGCCAAGAATCATCCGCGCCATGCAAGAATTCCGTCCGTCTTTACGTCGAAACCTGTCTTGCCCGTTAAAATGGTCCCGAAGGTGGGTGCTGGCCCCACCACATCCGACTTATGAGATCGAATTCCGCGCTGGCGGCATCGGGATGGCGATAGATGAGGGAATTGAACCCACGCTGGTTTTTTATGCCAGACACGATTTCCAATCGTGCGCGACGAACCGACATTCGCCTATCTATCAAACTGGCGGCTCATGTCCGAATTCAACGGACGCTGGTTTTTAGCCAGACTTGTTTTCGAGACAAGCGCGACAAAGCAACATTCGCCTATGAGCCAAAATTGGCGGTAGCGGCCCGATTCGAACGGACGGGGGTTTTGGACCCCTCCTGTTTTCAAGACAGGTGCGATAAGCCATCTCTGCCACGCTACCAAAATTGTTACATGTTTTTCAAAGAAATTGGAGCCTACGATCAGGATTGAACTGATGATCTTTCCCGTACCGGGGGAACGCATTGCCGCTATGCTACGTAGGCATGAAACTGCGGAAGACGGAGAGCATGATTCCCACACCCTTTCGAGTGCCAGTCGGTTAGCAACCGATGCCGTCGCGCCTGTACGGTTCATCTTCCAAAAAATATAGCAAACATTCGTCCAGATTGATTAGCCGATTTCTATTTTAATAGGTTTGGCTTCTTCGGCAAGCGGAAGCTCAACCTTTAACATCCCGCCATCAAGTTTGGCGCGAATGTTTTTCTTGTCTATACCGCGAAGGCTGTAGCTCGTCTTCATGGAGCGGCGACTAATACCCCTACTTATATAAGAGGTGGATTTATTGTCGCTCTCGCTTGTTTTGTCAACAAACAGAACGAGGTTCTCTCCGTCAACAGACAGGTTTATATTCTCCTTCGGTATTCCGGCTAGAGCAACGTCCAGCTTGTAGCCCGTTACCTTACCGTCCTTATCAGAAACTTCGACCAAATCCGTAGGATAGCCCGAGGGGTGGTCAAAAAACCTGTCAACATTCCAGCCTTTCTCGATGGACGAGAAAAGGCTTTCGATCATTTCATCAAAGGCGTCCGTTGGATAAACAAGCGGAAACCTATTGAATCCTTTTTTTATTATACTATTCATCATTAATTTCTCCTTTCTTAAGCAAGAAATCGGACGAATGTTTGCTAAAAATGGTTCCCTCCCCAAGACTCGAACTTGGAATAAGAGGATCAAAGCCTCCTGTGTTTGCCATTACACCAAAAGGGAATTAGCTATTCAATCTCACGACCAAAATTCCGTATTAAACAAAATAAACTGGTCCACCTAACTAGAATCGAATGGAAGATAGGTGGAAAAAGAGTTGCCCCGATTGGATTTGAACCAATAACCTCCTGATCCAGAGTCAAGCGCACTACCATTTGTGCTACAGGGCAATAAATGGTGGACGATGCTAGATTTGAACTAGCGACTTTCACGATGTCAACGTGACACTCTTCCGCTGAGTTAATCGTCCGGTTTAAATTGGTGGAAACTCTGGGAATTGAACCCAAACCTTAAGTTTTTCAGACTTATGTGCATAACCGTATTACACCAAGTTTCCAGAAAATTCTTTTTACTAAAATTGGTGCGTCTGCCGAATCATGATATCGGTTCTCCTGTTTAAGAGACAGGGGCTTCACCTAAAAGCTTCAAACGCATAAATTGGTGCCCAAGGCGGGACTCGAACCCGCAACATCTACATTTTGAGTGTAGCGACTCTGCCGGTTGGCCTACATGGGCTTAAATTGGTCAGGCGTGGTAGACTCGAACTACCGTGGCATAATGCATTCGCTCCCAAAACGAGCCCGAATCAAAACCGAGGTATATTTCCCGTTAAATTGTCAATAAATTTCAAAACTTTTTCAATTTCGGATTTTATATATTTCTTTCCGCTGTCTGTATTAATACTTCTCCACGGAATACGATATACTACATATCCATTTTCCCTTAGCTTTAAGTCTCTAATAGCATCGTGCTTCTTTCTGTCTTGGAGCTTGTGCTGTCCGCCGTCTATCTCTACGTCAAGCCCGATATGGGGGAAATAAAAATCCAGAAAATAGTTGCTATTGCAGTTAATCCCCAAATCTTTTTTCTTGACTGGATAATTGATCTCAAATTGCCCAAAGAGCTTATTCGACTCAAAAACCTTCTTGAAGAATTTTTCAGGATAGCTTAATCCGGTTCGGGAGGTCCACCCCTTGTGCTTACCGCTCTCAACTCTGCCTCTTATAGAAGAAATTATCTTTTGTCTAAAACTGTCATTTTTCCAGCCGCGTTTTCTTGCACAAGAATTACTGCAACATACGACCTTTTTTCTTTTTGTAAGAAAGATATCTCCGCACTCGGGACACTTTTTTTTAAAAGATGGCTTTGTTAACTTTTTTGAAATTTTTCTTTTTGATTCTTCAGTGAGCCTTACAACCAAAGGTGAAGAATTAGAACATCGACGCGAGCAATAGGCCGTTTCCCTCCCACCTGTTCTTGTAGTGAAACTTCTCAAGCAAGTCGGATAAATCTTGACAATATCTTTATGTATCGCTTTTTGTTTGATCGCATAAGTTTTACTAAAATGTCCAATATCTATATTGCATCTGAGGATTTCTCTTTTAAGAATATTTCTAGAATGAGTGCAAACACATAGATTCATTTTTCTCATCAGTTCTTCAATGGAGTGGCTTTCAGAGATTTTTTCTCTTAGTTTCTTTTCATCGTATTTCTTCATGTAAGAAGATACGGAAAGTGGTCAGAAATGTGAAACTTAAACCTTTGACATCTCAGACGGAGTTTTTTGAGATTCCGAGCCTTTTTCACGCCCAAAAATGTCAGCTTGGTGCGCTACCAGACTGCGCTACTACCTGAATATGAATGGAGGGACCGCTGAGAATTGAACTCAGATCGCTAGGGCCACAACCTAGCGCTCTTCCTTTGAGCTACAGCCCCAAAAACACGCCCTTTATTCGCATTGAAAAAACAAGTGGCGAAGCGTGTGTGTTAAAATGGTGCCTCCAGAGAGTATCGAACTCTCGTCTTTACCGTGAGAGGGTAGTATCCTAGTCCACTAGACGATGGAGGCGAAAATTGGAGCACGTAGAAAGGATCGAACTTTCAAATACTTGTTTTGCAGACAAGCCCCTTAACCATTTGGGTATACGTGCGAAAAAGGCCGCATTTTTTATAACAAGAGCAAACTGTTTGCGGCGTTTACCTTTACTTATAATAAGTAAGAAGGGATTGTTGTTTTTTAGGTGTTTGCTGTGTTCTTGGCTTTAGCCAAAATTATTTATGGAGTTTGCCAAACGAATTTCTTAAAGCTTCAAGGCGGAAAGAGTCTTCTTCGTACAAATCCCATTCAATCGCTATCCACCAAAAGAAGTCTTCAATATCTTCTCCGCAAAAATAACATATTTCTGTTTTCATAAATTGGAGCGCTAGGCGGAACTCGAATCCGCAACATTCACGTTGGCAACGTGGCATTCTACCATTGAATTACTAGCGCAAAAGCTTTAACCGAGAGAGATTCGAACTCCCATTTCCCGTTATTTCGACGAGGTGCTACCCAAGGCTTTAGGAACATTTACATATAAGTGGTTCTCAACATTTACACTTATACGACCCTCTTTATGCGCCCTTCGGCGGATTTCAACCCGCTTGCATTATCGGTTAAAAATGGAGCCTACAGAGGAAATTGAATCCCCAACCTTCTGATTACGAAACAGATGCTCTGCCATTGAGCTATGTAGGCATTGGTGGGAGTAGAGGGAATTGAACCCAACCGCGCAACCACTAGCCATGCTTTTGAGCGCAAGGGTTTTACAGACCCCCGGCTAGAACTACTCCCGAAATTGGCACACCATAGGAGAATTGAACTCCTCTCGCCAGAGTGAAAGTCTAGCATCCTATCCGATAGAAGAACGGGGCATAAATTGTTTTATTTTTTTGAGCGTATTTTTGCCCAATAGCCTAGTCTTTTGGGAAGGATTATCCTGTATGATTTGCACCATCTGCGAACAGCGTTATCAGATACGCCGAATTGAGTCCCTATTTTTGTCATAGGTTCATCTAAAACGAGTTTCTCTAAAACTTCCTTCGATGGCCTCTTTACTTTTCTGATTTCTGGTCGAGGTTTTTCTCTCCATTTTGGGTCTTTTTTCTCTCTGAAAATCTTATTTTTTCTACCAGCGTAAGTTTTTGTTTGAGAGTGGCAATTCGGGCAAAGAAACGTCAAATTTTTTAATCTATTATCGTTAGATATTCCATTTATATGCTCAAGTTGAAGGGATAGCCGTTCGCCTCTCCATTCTCCTTCGTTCCCGCATGAGGAGCATTTATAATCAATAAGCTTATCGAAAATTATTCTATTCTTCATCGCCGTTCTTAAAATCTTTTTTTTTCGCAGTATTTACATATATATTTTTTCATAAAAATCCTTGTGCCTGTCTGTAATAAAATACGAACTCGAAATGGAGAGTTATATGGAATTCGAATCCATACCTACAGGGTGGAAGCCTGTCGTGCTGACCATTAAACACCAATAACTCGAAAATTGTGCGGTCTTTCCCGCTGTCCGTTAGTTTTGCTGTTCTGATATCATTTTTGCCGCAAGTCTAACCGTCGCAATAAGTTATGGTCGGGTAGACTGGACTTGAACCAGCAAGGCAATTAAGCACCTGTCTCCAAAACAGGACCGATACCAGGTTACGGAACTACTACCCGTTTAAAATGGAGCCGGAACCCTACAGGGCTTGTGGTTTAATCCGGCATGAAATTGGTACCCGCGAGGAGACTCGAACTCCTAAAACCTACGGTCTAAACGTAGTACGTATGCCTAATTCCGTCACACGGGCAGAAAATAAACCACTAAAGCAGGTAGAGCAAAGCTCCTTTACATGTTAGCCGTATTCCTCAACTAACAAATCCTAGTACCAGTGGGTTTGTGGTTACTTTAATGGTTAAATTGGAGCCCAAGGAGGAAATTGAATCCCCAACCGTCTCATTACAAGTGAGATGCTCTACCATTGAGCTACTCGGGCGTGGTGGTAGTGGAGCGACTTGAACGCTCAACCGCCAGTGTATCAGACTGGAACTCTAACCAATTGAGTTACACTACCGAAAAATGGTGGGCGATGCAAGACTCGAACTTGCAACTTTCTCCGTGTAAAAGAGACTATCTGACCATTGATATTAATCGCCCACAGAAATCGATTCATCAACAAAAGGGATTTCACTTGATTCGTTAATCTCCTTAACTTCGGAAGCAAGATTCGAACTTGACCTACAGCCTCTCGCCGCAATGCTACCATTACACCACTTCCGCAGAGATATTATCTATCCTTTCGTTTAATCAAAAAAGAAAAAACTCCTTAATGTACATCTCGGGCGTTTTTTGTTTCTTAATTATTAGTTGATGAAATTGGTGGACCCGACGAGAATTGAACTCGTTACCTGCTATATGCCATACAGCCGCTCTACCGATTGAGCTACAAGCCCACAACGCATAATACAATGCACTTAATCAACGTATATGTCAACTATGCGCATTCTATTACTCCTTAAAACCTGGAGCCGACAGGACTTGAACCTGCAAAATCTTCTGCTTGCAAAGCAGACGCAATACCGTTATGCTACGGCCCCTTAAAATGGCGGTCTAGACGAGACTCGAACTCGCAACTTCTACCGTGACAAGGTAGTGCTCTGCTCTTTTGAACTACTAGACCAAAATTGGTGTCCATGACAAGACTCGAACTTGTAAAAAACAACGCCCTCAACGTTGCGCGTATGCCTAATTCCGCCACACGGACAGGAAATTTTGATAAGGTACCGAAGAATAATCAGGAGGCTCTGCACATATTGGGTATATGCTTACGCAGAATCTTACCTGTCGGATTGTGTTTGTCTCGAATAAACCACTTCCCACGGTGGAGTTTCAAGCCAACACGCATAATGGTCGTGTGCCATTACGCCTTATCAAAAAATGGTGCCCCAGAAAGGACTCGAACCTTCATCATCCATTATGCACTAACTGTTTAGGAAACAGCGCCAATACAGGGGCGAAATGTTGTAAGTGGTACTCCCAGAGGAACTTGAATCCCCAACCCTCAGATTAGAAATCTGATGCTCTATCCAATTGAGCTATGGGAGCATTAAAAAGCTCGCCCAAAAAATAGGCCACGTTAGCCAACACTAAGTTAACGACTTGAACGTTATCCGCCGCCCCGTTTCCCACCGTTATAGGGCGGTACTAAGGGGCGGAGTGCGCCATACACCACGTTTAGGTTTTGTCATTTTTGGACTTGGCGAATGGTATAAATACCCCGCCTAAAATTGGCACCCCAGAGCAGTATCGATCTGCCTTCTCAAGCTTGAAGGGCTTGCGTCCTAGCCAGTAGACGACTGGGGCATGAAAGTTACCGAACGGGAACATTCCAACATTCAGGGGGATGAATCCAATAATATTCCCGATCAGTAACAAATTGGTGCGCTCGGGGAATTTCGAAATCCCGACTCTCTGGTTAAAAGCCAGAAGCTCTTCCTCTGAGCTACGAGCGCGAGTGTATAAATAAATAGGAGAAAATCATGATCACAAAAATAATTATAGTATCAGCGATAGTTATAGGCGGTTTAGGAAGTGCGTTATATTCAATTCTAAAAAAAGACAATAGGGCGAAAACTTATAATAACCTAAAACACTGCAAAGTGCCCAAGGAGTGGGAGATTGTTAGAGATAACGCTTGGGAAAGAGCTTCGTCAAGGCTTTCCAAAAGCGGAATAACGCCAATAACAAAATGCAAAAAAATCGTTATAGAAAAAGGAATTCGATTAAGTCCAACCTCGGGGCAATGGGGGAGACCAACATCGGCAGGATTCTGGTATGCCGGTCTAGGGGGAACATATAAAATACAAATTGTTGGTACTCCGGACTTAAGGCCGTATGATAAATCATTTGGAATTTTGTCTCACGAAGCTGGAGAAACAATACTAAGCTCGAATAAAGAATGGGGAGGAAAGACGCCTGAAGAAAGAAATAAGTTCCTGTGGAGCATCGGTCTATAGCCCATAGTCATTTAAGCAAGAATATATGAAAAATAGAATAAAAACCAAAATGGATGCACCTAAACACTTTCCGTCATTCTCAAAAGACGGATAAGAAACGCATTTGCTGTAAACATAGGCGCAAAGAATCAAAAATAACATATAAAAAACTATATTCATGTATATAAATAGAAAATATACACTAAATGGTACTCCCAGAAGGACTTGAACCCTCATTTTTCTTGGTCCGTAGCCAAGTGCCATTTCCATTAGGCGATGGGAGTGTGAAATTGGTGGACCTATCCGTATCGAAACGGAACCAGTCGAACTTGCGAGGTTCGTGCTCTACCATTTGAGCTATAGGCCCGAAAATTGGTGCCCAAGACGAGACTTGAACTCGTAAGCCGAAGCGTCCGTTCGATTTATCTAGTAGGGCCTGTGTGCTGTCCATACACCACGTATGCTTCTTGTCTTTTTGCGACTTGGCTAAACAATGGTGGTGGTTTAGCCTAAATTGGTGGCCCCGACTGGACTCGAACCAGCAGTGTTTCTTATGTAAGGGTTTTTCATCACACTATAGATTTCTCTACCGTATTCGTTTGTGCGCTGGACTTTCTCTTAACCATGTCAAATGATATACCGCGACGTACCAGCCATTTTCTAACGGCATTGTCAGACACGGAATATTTTTTTGCAACTGCAACAAACGTTTTTAGCTCTACAAACGCAACTAATAATTCCTCTTTTGAGGGTATTGACGCAGACATCTTCTTTCGATAGCAGTCTATACACATATTAGCTGTTTTGCGCTTGGGTTTGCCGCATTCGCACGGTTCATTTAACTTAGGTTCGCGCCGTAAAGTCTCTACACCTTCCGCTCTGTGGCGGCTTGGCTCGGGATTGCCAGTTAAGGTTTCCCCGAATTTGACGCGGTACATCTCTCTCTTTTCAGAGCGAGCGCTCATTTTGTTTCTTCCTCTATAAAACGGAGTTTGGGCATGACAATTTGGACATAAAAGTTTTAGGTTTTCTATCCTGTTGTCAGTATTTACTCCGTTTGAGTGTTCTAGCTCTAATGGAATTGGTTTATTATTCCATGTCGTATTACCACACTCCTCGCAGAGATGCTTTTTAAGACCTTCTGATATCAAGCGCTTCCTAAGTCTATTTGACGAGGCATAGGAAGAATCTTTAACCAAAATATCTTTAAGATTAATTCTGCAAGCATACGGACCTAGTTTTTTTCCTCTTGACCATGCTTGTCCGGTAAAATGAGAGGTGTCAATATTAAATTTTTTTACCATCCGATTAAACCATTTGTAGTTTCCTCCCGCTGGTCGCAGTCCGATAGATCGAAGCGACTCTGCAACAGAAAAATTACTACTTACAGCAAGTTCAATTTCTTCTTTTGTGTGTTTTTTCATAACTAGATATACACACAAAATCGAACTAAGTGAAACGCATTTGTCGTTTAAGACCCTTGTGTTTCGCCTTTTCACCACGGGGCCGTGATAAAAATTGGTCCTCCGAGTCCGATGTGCGCGGACGACCTGTTGTTTATAAGACAACTGCTCTAACTACCTGAGCTACCGGAGGATAAAATGGTAGCGGATAAAGGAATTGCACCTTTCTATGATGGTTATGAGCCATCCATCTGCACTCTAGCCGATTCACCCGCAGTCTGTAAAAAAGAAACCTTGTTTTGTTTAGATGTGAGCTTGGGGATTTAAGAGGTCTTCCCCTCCAAGGTGAACTCACTACCTTTGTCTATGTCTTCGTCCTTCTGGTATATTACCACGCGCCCTGATCATCCCGGCGGCGTCTGGTGTTAAAGGACACCATTCAATAACCTTCTCAAATTTTCTGCGCTTATAGTACGCGATCTTCTCCAAAATGTCAACAAAAAAAACCCGCCTTTTTCGCGGGTTGACGTAAAAAACTGCACGGCAACCCTTTAGGACATGGGTGTCCCTTCTGAATTCAGGCTAATCTGTTTGAATCGTCTTATCATTGTATCAACAAATGGTACACGGACCAATTTTTGTTGTGAAAGTTTATTTTAGAAGGGATGTTAAAATGCCAGAGTATTTTCGATTAAGTCTTCTTCTTCGGCACTTTGAGCACCCGCCCCCCTTAGACGCCTCAGAAATGTATTCCTTATAAAGAGATTCTATTCTCTCGAATAAATCAGGTGGAACGAGGGGCGATCCCGTCAGGGACAAAAACCAATTTTTAGCTTCTTCGCTCACGGCCAATGTAAAAGGTGCGCAATTAGCAATATCCATGCGATTACCAGACAAATCAAAATGCCATATGAGGTTTTTTTATGTTTTTCAGAGAACTCCCAAAACATTCGGCTTATTGTTTTGCCGTCATTGATCCAACAGGATATCGCCTCAAAAACGAGAAGGACAGTCGCCATTGTTACGAAAAACCATCCCCAAATATTTAAGCCAACGACAAACCAAGGGATTGTCAGAAATCCAATCATCGCCGCCAACAAAATCGTTTCTTCTTTTTTCATTGCCATAATTATTTGTTCCTATTTGGCTTACACTAAAAACCAAACGCTTTGAGCACTGTTCATACCATCAAATTTTCTTTTGGGTTATTTTTTTCTCTTACCATCATCGCCTGAACCATTGCATTAGTTTCATTTTTCGCCCCTCCAGTCCCAATTAGGGTTCTTTAAAAATTCTCTGATAGGAAAAAGTTTGAAATATGGGAGATTGTAGCAGTCTTGCCTGACATGAAAGTTGTTGCTGGGATCAACCGTTCCCTTCAACAGCTTCTTGCATTTTACAAAATAAAGTTTCTTTGGCATAAAGCCTAAAACCCACCCGTAGGGATAGTTGCCTTCTTTGTCTCGAAAAACCCTGCAAAAAATATAGAAATCTGTTTTCTGGTGCAAGCTGTCTTTACCAACAGAAGCTTCATAGAAAAACTTTGGCTCATAGTCTACCGTCTGGTATTTGGATTTTACATCAACGGTGTGTTTTTTCTTATAAATAAAATCATAATCATAGGTATCGGCCCAAATAAAAGAAGGGCTTAGGGATTGCACGATTTCCTCTCCAAGAAACCCCACTATATTTCCCTTGCCCTTCATGAACGAGTTTTTGTTCATTTGCCCACAGTCTCTAGCCTCGGCACGTTCCACCATTTCCGGTGTTATATCAACCTTAACGGGGCGATACGTGCTAGTTTTTGCCTTAGACGACATCTGGCTCCTTAAACATAAACTTTCTCCAACTCTTAAGGGTCTTGCGAAAGCCCTTCTTGTGAATCGGACTGATCCAGCGCGGCCTCTTTGGTCTATACAAAAGAGGCATTTTCGCCTGTTCAGGAGTTCTACCACCCTTGCGAGCGTTGCAATCCTTACAGGCGGTAACGGTATTGTCAAAAGAGGTCTTCCCGCCTAAAACTCTAGGAATAACATGGTCAACGGTAAGTTTTTCTCGTGGGAAATTTTCTCCGCAATATGCGCATCTGAAACCGTCTCTCTCAAAAAGAGACTGCCGAGAATACTTAACATCACGCTGAGGAAGCCTATTGTATCTAGTAAGAGTTATGATTTCTGGAACAGATACAATCATGCTTATAGAGCTAACCTTTGTGTATTCGGAAGAGCTTGGTGATCCAGAGAAAGAAAGCCACTCATCAAAAGAATATGAAACAAGGTCAGCGTCTAGCGCACGGGCGTTTTCCTGATAAATAAGAGAAATAGCCCTTTTCCATTCTATAATATGGATTGGAAGATAGCCCCTATTAAGGACTAAAACGTCATGTATTTTGTTTTTCACTATTATTTATCTCTTATTTTCGAGACCATTTTATGAGAAAAGGACCAAAAATGTCAAGAGGTTTTATTGGAAAAGCCGCTATGGGCAATCGTCAAAAAATTGAAAATCGTCGTAAGATTCTGATACTCCGCGTCTTGCGGATTTTTTATTTTTTTCATTCTTTTTTGGTTTTTTGTATTTGCCGCGCCAGTCGCGTTTTTTTGGAGCACCGTACCGAAAGGTTTTAGACATATTTTTTACCTTGGGATTCTTTTAAAAACATCTTTTGAGGCCATCTCTTTTAGGACCTCATTTTGAATCTCAACATAATGGATACACTCAATTCCGTAAGACAATAAAACCTCCTCGTAATCTTCTGAATACTTATTTAGAAATACGACCTTTTTGATTCCGTGTGCCGCAATATTGTGACAACACGGTACGCATGGCGAATATGTCAGGTAAATAGTGGCAATGTCTCCTTTTTTTACCAGCGACAGGGCGTTTGTTTCGGCGTGAATGAAATGAAGGTTTTTCCTGTCGCGCTCGTTCTCCATTAGGAAGTCAAGTGTCTGGCCGCTCAGAAGTCCGTTATAGCCCGTAACAACGATCCTGCCTTCGTGATTCTCTAGTGCCACACCAACCTTCGTAAAGGGGTCCTCGGAGCGCAGAGAGGCAGATAGGGCCAAAAGGAGACCATACTCTGTTTTAGAGATTCTTTCGGAACCTTTTCTGGCAGTCATGCGGGTATTATGTTTTTGGGTTTCTACAGCCGATCCCGTCTTTGCAGAGATTCGTGGAGTCAAGGTTTTGTTTCTCCACGAAGGTAACGGCTTTTAAAAATTTCATTCTTTTTCTCCTGAAAGGGTGCCGATGTATTCCTTTATTTTTGGGGCCTGATGATCGGGCGGCTTTACAAGTTTGCCATCCGGCCTCCAAGAATGACCTTTCCCAAATTTTTCAAGGTTATTCTTATCGACAAGGCTAAGTAATTCGTTGTCTGGAACGCCGAATGCAGAAAGAGTTCCAATGGTAACAACAGAAATATCAGCGCACCCATCGCAAACCTCTACGATATCGGGGTCCTTTACCGAAACAACCGCCACATTTTGCTTTGTTACAGAGAAGGTCCTCTCTGCAAGAACTTCGCAACCCAATGCCTCAATGGTTTCTAGAGCTTCTTCGAGAATAAGACGGGCTCTGAGTACGCAAACTTCCGAACTTGGCGTAATTGGCTTGTCTGGCACGTCTTGTTTCGCAAGCCTCATAAAGGATTCAACTCTTTGCTGGTGGGGAGTTTTTGTCACGTAAAAATCTCCTTTAGTTTTTCCATAAAAATAGGCCTTGCCTTTGAGGAAAGTCTCGTATATATCTTCTTGAGCCCTCTATATTGACGGCTAGATCGGGCGTCGGAGGGATCGAGATTCATTATTTTTCTTATTTCTTTAGCTCTTTTTTCTCTCATGACTATGATAAGAGTGGCGGATGCGTATTTCAAGAAAAAGTGTATATTTTTCTGGGAGTAAAAATGAAAAGAAACAAAATAAATTTACCGCCGTTCAAGGTGGAAAAAGTAGTGGGGGCATTGTCAGAAGTTGTGGACTGGGGGCTTCTACAGCACGGAGTCCCGAAAACATGGGAAAAAACAATGGGGGAAGGCGTTAATGTCTACATACTTGATACTGCGGGAGAATCCGTCCACCCAGATTTGGTTGCCAATATAAAAGGCGGAAGAAATTTTTCTCAGTCAAAAAGTGGGGAAGATGTCGCTGGGCACGGATGCGTTTCGGCGGATACTCTAATTCATACCACAGAAGGCGGAATAGAAACAATACAAGAATTATATGACAGAATAGACGAAGAGGAGATATATTCGAGCGAATATAAGGGGTATGTAAAAGATATAAGTAAATTAAATATAAAAACATTTTCATTTAATCCAATAACAAGAAAGACAGAAACCGATAAAATTAAACTGCTCCACAAGACAAAAATAAAAGAAAATGTAATAAATGTAGAACTGGCGGGAAACATAAAACTAGAACTTACGCCGTGGCATAAAATATATACAATAAAGGCCTTAACTCACAAAAGACTGGATATAAATAAAAAAGAAGCCTCAAAACTCGAAGAGGGAGAGATGATTGTGGTGCCAAGGGGCAAATTTGAAGGGCTTTCAGATGAATACGTTTCAATAAAGGGGTCGGAATATCGAAAATGCTTATTTTGCGGAAGAAAACAATATTTTCATACGAAAGAAAGAAAAAACAAATGGCAGTGCCGAGAATGCGCGAAGGGAAAATTTGAACTAAAAGCAGACAAATATATAATCGACGAAGACTGGGGCTATTTGTTGGGGTTGATACTGACTGACGGACATGTATATAAGACGAAGGGACAATATAGAATAGATATTTCCTCGTCGAATATAGCTTTTTTAAGGGAAGTTCAAAAAATATTAATAAAAAAGAATATCGACAACTCTGTAATAGATAAAACAAGAAATTGTTATAGGCTTAGGTTTGACAATAAATCAATCCATTTGATGATACAAAATGCGGGAATAAAAAAAGGCGCAAAAAGTATAACTCAAGACATGCCAAAATCAATAAGCAAATCAAAAGGGAGCGTAATACACGCGTTTATTGCGGGGGTATTGGACGGGGACAGGTGCATCAGCGGAAGGTCGGAAAAGCACAGGATAACAACCGCGTCAAAAAGCTTTGCAAAACAAATGTGTGCATTACTTCATTCGATAGGAATAATTGCGTCTTATAGAAAATATAAACAATACAATTCGGCGCTGATAAAAAGAACAGATTCCTCTGCGGAGGTATTTAACGTAGAGTTCTCGGCCATGCGGGAAGAAATATCAAACAGGCTTCTTATTGACTACAAGAAAAAACGTGCGAAAAACTCTCTAAGGGAGCAAAATGTTTTTGGGAAGAAAATTAAAAAAATATCAAAAAACAAAGTTAACGAATATTATTATGACTTTACCGTAGAAAAGAATCATACCTATCTCGCAAATGGATGCTTCGTGTCAAATACACATTGCGCCGGAACAGTCGCGGCTGAAAAGAATGGCACGGGGGTTGTCGGCGTTGCGCCAAAAGCCAACCTCTTTCTAATTAAGGTTCTTGATGATAGCGGCTCTGGATCGATAAGGGCAATTGCGGAGGGGCTGGAATACTGCTTGCGCGAATTACACGGAGAGTACCCTCCCCATATTGTGTCAATGTCCCTTGGCTCAGATTCAAGACTAGGTAGAAGGTGCGAAAAAGCAATAAACGAATTATATGAAAAAAATGTTTGCATCGTTTGTGCGGCTGGAAACTCCGGAACCGAGGGTGTAAACTATCCGGCAAAATATTCCCCAAAAGTAATAGCAGTGGGTGCTTACGACAAAAATGGAAGGCTTGCGAACTTTAGTACAACGGGAGACGAGGTGGACTTTGCGGCACCTGGTGTTGATATTTACTCAACGTGGCCTAAATCTGGATACGCAAAACTGAGCGGAACGAGCATGGCGACCCCTTTCGTTGCTGGAATCGTAGCCCTTTTAATATCAAAACATTTAAAACAAGAAGCAGAAACGGGCAAAAATGACTGCAAGACTGTAGATCAAATAAGAGAACATCTAGTAAAACATTGCATTGACAAAGGGACAGTTGGAAGAGATAAGAAGTGGGGTTATGGAGTAATTAACATAGGTGAGCTTTTGGAAAATTAGCGATTATCATCGTGTGGAATTATAATTCCAAGCCAACCCTCGATCTGTCCAGACTCAGATTTAGCGACCTTTGCGTGGCTAGAAATTTTGATTTTCTTGCCTGTTATGGAATTTTGAACAAAGAACGTATCATGGTAGTCTATGCCAGATGCAACGCATCTGTTCCATTCGTGAATAGCAGAGTCTCGGTCTTCCTTTGCTACGAAATTAGTCCATCCGTCTCCGTAGTAAGACTGGGCATTTGAATCGCCTATTAGATGCTTAAGGGACGTATTAACAAAATTTAACTTGCCGTCTTTATCAGCCGCCCACCTGCGAATATCGAGGGTATCAGACATTATTTCACTAGATATTTGTAGATAAGAGACCTTTTTAGAGGTCTTTTTAAGTTCTTTCTCAATTCTATTGATAACATCTCTTAGGCTCCCGCCTCCATTGGGTTTTAATTCCTTCTGAATTTCAAAAAGAAGTTTACTAACATGCGGAATCGGGCAAGAAGAAGGAATTAAAAACATTTGCTTTACCCTTGTCAGAAAAAGGTATACTCTTTTGTAGATAAACTTTGCTATGGACTTATAAAAAATACCAAGCGTTGCCGCTCCTATTGCCGCAATCGCTGGCCAAAACTCTTCGATAAAAATGGCGATTTTCTCCATAAGACATTCGTTCCGTTAAGATAAGGTTACACGAAACTAATTTATGTCAGAAAGTTTCATGTAGATTTTTTCTGACATTATTGACATATCTTCTATAAAAATAGTGCCATCGTCAGAAGGGGAACCTATTATTATAACGATATCGTCCTTCTCGGGAATTTTCTTGCCAGACTCAATATATTCCGTACACTTCTTGTATCGCTGATTGTCGCAAAGGAGGGCCTTGAATGAGCCAGAATCATCAAAAACAGACAACATTATATATGGATTTCCAGCCGCAGACTTGGCCTTTTTGGAAATGTCTACCGTGCCTATGAGCTTATATTTAGTCCACTTATGCATATTCGATATATCTTCGCTGTCATTAAAGCCGTCTCCCATCACGTCTTTCAGTTTGATATTCGGGCTGTACCCAAGGAGTTTTTTCTCGAAAAACCAGTTAGCAAAATTTTCATATTTGCTATTTTGTGAATAAATCTGGCGATACGTGTCAAGTTTTCCAATGATAGTCTGCCAGCGAGATTCCTTAAAAAGCACCCTCTGATCGTCAGCAATTTTATTATTGTCGTGGCAAAACTTCATACATTTTAGAAGATCAAAGTCAAAATCCTTAGCAAATATAAGGAGATTTCTCTTTTCCCTGTCTGTAAGAATATTAAAACATTGTGCCTCGAAAACCGTTCTCGCCCTTTTTTCTCTATAATCTCCAAGCGTTCCGGCCTGAATCAAGGCCGACAAGATTCCTATATTTAGTCCAGCCTCTTTTGCGGCCTGAAAGATTTCCAGTTTATTAGGAGCGGAGGACGACCTAAACTTAGTTAGAGCTTCAAGGCTCTTTTCGCTTATGCCCTTAATGCTCTTTAGCCCATACCTGATATTCTTTCCCTCAATGGAAAACTCCATCTCTGACCTAGCAAGATCGGGTGGTAAAAGCTCTACTCCAAAATTGCGAAGTTCATTTGAAATGATGCGGATTTCCTCGTGGGGCTTCGGCTCGTACTGTGACATCTTTAGGAGGGAAATGAAGAACTCTTGGGGGTATTTGTATTTAAGGTAAGTCGTTATGGCAGAAAGAGTTGCATAGCTTACGCTGTGAGATTTATTGAACGAATAATCCGCCGCCGCATTAAAGGCATCCCAGCAAAAGTCTACAATCGACTTATCTATTTCAAGCTTTTTCCCTTGGGAGCGTATTTTTTTCTCCCATTTTTTCATCTCTTTGTGCTTTTTTTTCGACACCGACCTTCTTATCATCTCTGCGTCTTCAAGTGAGAGTCCAAAGACTTCATGGGCAATTTTCATTAAGCTCTCTTGATAGATAATAATGCCTTTTGTCTCTCTTAGGATTTCGTCAAGAATAGCGTGACGTTCTGGAATGATTTTATTTCCGTTTTTTATATCAACATAATCGTCCACAAAAGCCATTGCACCAGGTCTAGACAGGGCGATAACGTCAGATAGTTCGGAAAGATTCCTTGGCTTCACCTTCTGGCAAACTTGAAATGTCGCGCCAGCCTCTATTTGAAAAATTCCCTTTGGGGTGTCAAGCTTTTGGAGAACTCCATAAATAAAAGGGTCATTTGTATCGATCTTCTTCCAATCAATATTTAGCCTTTTGCATACGTCGTCAATTACGGAGAGGGTTCTCAAGCCCAAGATATCTACTTTAATCATCAGGTTGGAAACGGTATCCATCTCATAGCTTGAAACGGGCCTGTTGGTAGAGTCATAAGAAACCGGAGATAGCTCCATTATCTTTTTGCTACCAATGGCAACCCCCGATGGATGTACGCTCGTGTTTTTGATCAGGCCCTCTAGTTGGGACGCAATTAAAAAGGTTCTTTCATGCTTATCCGCCCATTTTTTGAATTTTTCACTTTTTTCTCTTGCCTTGATGAGCGGCATGACTTTACCAAAAACCTTCGGAATGGAGTCCGCAATATGCTGGGCGACCTCTTCCCCATCCTCGTCAACAATTTTTATGCACTCTTTTACGCAAAGCTTTCCGCTAAGGGTAGCAAAGGTTGAAATGGAGGATACGTAGTCGGGGTATTTTGAGTAGATATAATCAATAACTTCTTGGCGGCGATCATACGAAATATCATTGTCGATATCGGGTGAATCGATAAAATATTTAACGCCGTTTTCAATAAACTGTCTTGCTCTGGCCCTGCTCAAAAATCTTTCAAAATACAAACCGTTCTTTATCGGGTCTATTCCCGTTATGCCCATTAGAAATAAAACAAGTGATCCGGCAGAGGAATTATGGACAATAAAATCGGACGTAGAAAAAGAGGGGTCTTCGTCTACAACCAAATCATAAACATATCCATTGTATCTTTGAGTTGTTTTTTCCATGACCATGCAAAGAATGGGGTCGGAATTATTCTCTGGTAAAATAGTTTTTCCGCTTGTTGATTTCACAGTATAACAGTGAAAGGCATCCCTTGAGTTCCTTGTGATTCTTTTTTCTCCAGAAAAAATGTTAATGGAAATTGGTTTTCTGTATATCATCTCGTAAATTTCACGAAATGTGTTGACAATGTTTTCGCTTGTATTATAAAAAGAAAGATTTCCGTATTTATCTCTGTGACCATCTGAATCAACAAGACCATCAATCAAGCCAAGTAGAGAGTCGTCGCAAAAAGAATAAACCGCGCTATTAAATCTTTTAGTATTAGAGACGGTTTTTCCGGAGCAATAGTAAGACATCATTAAAGAAAAGCGTCTGCTATTTATAGAAATATGAGTGCAACCGCAATCTGATTGCTCGGATATAGAAAATTTTAATCCATGTTTTTCTAGTATGCAGGTTATTTTTGATAAAGAGCTTTTGTCTTTTGAGTCAACGGAAAGGATTGTACAGCTTCCGCCCGTAGATATACTACCATCTCCGGCGTAAAAGCCAACAATATACCCAAAATCATATGAATTCATATAACGGGAATATTTCCTGATTTCATAGTGTTTTTTTTCCAAAAAATCTTTTTCGGAAAGACCGTTTTTATTGAGATAGTTTTTTAATCTATCTGTCAGGGGGTGGGAGTGTGTTTTGTTTTGTCCAAATCCGTTTTTATATATGAAATTTAAAAACTTATATTGAAGCTTGGTCTCTCTTTGTATTTGCCTCCAAGACAAAGGCCCTTTTTCTTTTTTTTGCACCTTTTCGTAGCAATGGGAATCATCAAATTCATTAAAAAACGCAGAAATGTCTACGGTGGGACATGCCTGTTTTTGTATTTTTAGTGGAAATCTAATTAAGTAGTCGCCCTTCTTAACAGAAGAGGCCTCAACCCATTCTGTATTCTCCTGCGAATAAGGAAGAGAGGTGTCTTTTATCCTTAAAATATGATGATCCCCAGTAAAGAAGATTGGCCTACCAGAGCCGGAAAAGACTCTAATCCCGACAAGATTGCCGATAAATTTCCATTTATGTACCGATAATACGCGGTCGCGTTTTCCAAGTTTATTTATAACCAAGTCGCCGCTATTAACTTCGGATATTTTTTTAATACCTTTTTCTGTTTTTATGGGGGAATCTTGATGAAGGCATCCTCTTCCCATTCCAGTAGGAATCTGAGATTCCTTGCAGAACTCAATAATATCCCAAGTAAGTAAAAGATAATCTGTAAAGTTGAGTTCATAAAAAAGCGCAAGCTCGTGATTCATGCGGTCATGATATTTAGTCTTTTCCTCTTCATTCTTGAAGGTGAGCTTATTGAACGAACCGAGGCAAAGCTGTTTAAGAAAATCAAAGTTACTGCTGGAATCAGAAATCTTAAGTCTCTCATAGTGCTTTTGATCGATTTTGACTTCTGGGAGAAGAAGGCCTTTTGGAAGGCAACCTCCATAGCTTGAGAATATGTCTGTGAAATTTTTCATGCCTACATAATAAGGCAAATGGCCGAACAAGTCAAGAAAATTTTACAGATATTCTGACGGAATTCCGTCTGGGTTATTGGCCATTTCTTGAGACCAGATTATATATTCTCGTCCACTGTTTTTTATTTTTATATAGTAGTTCTTTATTGTTCCGCGATTTATCTCAGTATTGCCGTCAGTATTCCAAATGGGGTCCGGAGGAAGCGACATGCTGTGCCAACTTCTACCCCAAGAAACTCCGTTAGAATCAAGGTGGCCCTTTATTGAGGAATGTGCAGAAACAGCCTTGCCATAAGGATTGACTATGATCTTATTCTTAAAACCAATTGAGCGTAGCTTAATAGAAAGGGAATTCGCAAAATCTGCGGAAGCCGGATGTTCTGGCTCTATATTGACCTGAATATGAATATAAGGAAAAAGCCATTTTAGGCTTTCCAGAAACTTTGATTCCCTGTCGAAAAACGAGGTCGAATAGAAGTCTGCCTGATTGGACGGGGCCGGACCGTCAATAGAGGGGATTCTTTGTTTTATTTTATTTCTAACAGCCCAGTCATTTCTGATTATAAGAACTGGTGTAAGGCCATTGTCCAAGGCGGTCCTTATGTTTTTTACGCATTGTTTTTTAAGTTTAGTGGCATTTCTACCGCTTATAATATAGTTTCTCCCCTCTTGAAGATCGACAAGACCGCAAATAGAGTTGTATTTATCAGATTTGCTTAAAAGTTCTGCCTGTTTTTTGGATTTTTTCCTATCTTTATATACAAAGAACGGAGTAATCATCATGGACTCTATCTTTTTACATGCCTTGGGCCAAACCGGACTAGCAACGCCGATAAGCTCGGAGACCCAATTAATAAATGAGTTTATCATAAAAAGTTCCTTATATGCTTTCAACCTTACAAGGTTCTTTCGACTTCACTACAATACCCCTATCCTTCAGAATTTTGTTTGGAATAAACTCAATAGCCTCAGCGTTATTTTTTATTTCAACTTTTTTCCGCTTGGCCCTTTCGTTATAATCTCCAATTGCCTTCTGAATATTTGGAACAATCTGGGACAGGTCCGCATCTGCTTCTGTTTGGGTTAGATAATAGGAGGAAGTATCCTTGGGATTGAGAAGGACGAATCGCTTCTTGGGCCTACTAATTCTAGCGGACTCTTTTTCTTTCCTTATTTGTTCGGCAATTTCATCCAACTTAACAATTACGGCATCAATCTCATCGGGGCCAATTTTTGAATCACGAAGGGCTTCTATAATGTCTTCTGTTGCGAATTTCATGTTTTTATTCCTTTTTTTAATCTAGTTTTGTTTTTAATGTCGATTCAAAGTCAAAATATTCAGTAACGCTTGGTTCGCCAATCCTTGAGCATGTAGCGCTGTGAAAATAAACATTCTCAACTATCAATCCGGTGTCTTGGGAAAACTCTTTAAGCGCCGAATATATCCGATTGTACAGAATTCTTTTTTTTGCATCTATTTCGTCAGCGATCATAATTATTTCTCTGTGCGTTTTCTGACTTCTCTCAAAAGGTCAAGAGTGGAAAATGATTCCAGTATAGACTCTCGTTCGTATTCGCGGGAAGACATAACCCCAGAAATATCAATAGTCGAATAACCTCCCGCTGAAAGGTTGAATTGAAAACTTGTTGGCAAGACCTTCTCAAATTTCCCATTTTCAAAAGAAATAAGAACTTCAACTGGACAAGAATCAATCATCTCTCTATTTCGTGAAGCTCTTCATACAGATTTTTAAGAATAGCCTCTGCTTCATCTATTCGGCGAAGCAGGTCCTTGGCTTCGTCAACTTTCGAGCGGGTGTATTCCGCTTCAATCTCTTCACGCGCTGTTCTAATGGTGTTCATTGGTTTTTCCTTTTTGTTTTCGGTTATTATACGTGGGTCGTCAGATATTTCAACTCGAATAAGTGCGTCCGGATCAGGAATGTTAATAATCCCAAGCTCGTTTTCATAGGTTATTGGGCGGGAGGATTTTAGCATTTTGACCAACCACATGACTGACATGTAATACAACCGTTTTGCCTAACAAGTTTCCCCCCACACTCAGAACAATTTTCGCCATGAACTTCTTCTCCGTCTTTAATATATTTCTTGAGAGTCCTCGCCAGAACCTTCGCAAACGAAGTCAGGTCTCCCTTTGTTTTCTCTAGCTGGTGGACAATGAAGGAAATGTTGCTTCCGTGTCTTAGGGCGGTAGAAATCATTCTGGTCAGGGCTTCAACGGAATCGTCGGCCTTATCGCTATTCAGTACGCAACTGTATCCTCTGTCGGAATTTTTCAATTTATATCTGCCGCGAGATTCTTTTATTAGTTCTCCGTGTTTAATAGATTTGGGAACTATAACGTCTCCTTCTCCGTCGTCATTTAAATAGCAGAAAACTTCGTAGGGTTCGTTATTAAAAATACCGACGCAAACATAATACCTATTGCCGCCCTTTGTAACATGAAAAACTTCGCACGGCAAAGTTTTTGGCCTTTTGGGTGCCACTGTTTGAGGAACTCCAAGGCTGGGCTTATTTGCGTCTGATTTGACGAGTACCCCAGTCCTGCATCCATCCCTATAAATGGTAATGCCCTTGCATCCGGAGTCAAAGGCTTCCATGTATATATTCTCGACTTCATCAACGGAAGTGTCGCTGGGAAGATTTATGGTTGAGGATATTGAGTGGCAAACATGCCTTTGGGCGGTCGCTTGCAACAGGACTCGCTCTTTCCAGTTGATCTCTCCAGCGGTACATCCAGCCCAAGGGCTTTTATTTACGTCTGTTTTCCCCGAGGCCTCCATCCAGTCATTCACGCGATAGTGATAAACGGGAAACTCCTGCCAGCAATCGCCGTTTTTGTCAACAAAGTCAACTTTAACGTCCTTTTCGCTTGCATTGACTTTCTTTCTGCGGTTGTAAGAGAGAAGAAAGACCGGCTCAATGCCAGAAGAGGTTTGTGTTAAAATACTTACGCTACCAGTTGGTGCGGTGGTTGTTAGGGACACATTTCTTCTGCCGTTTTTAACCATGTCTTCATATAAAGCCCTGTCTTCATCGGCAATTCTTTTTATAAAAGGACAGTCTTTCTCTGTTTCGGAATCATACCCCGTGAAAGGGCCAAGCTCTTTTGACATTTCAACGGAGCTTCGATACGCGCTAAGTTTCATTGTCTTGTATATTTTCTCTACAATAGAAAGGCTTTCCTTGCCATATTTAAGATTAAGAGCGGCAACGGTATCGCCGAGGGCGGTTATCCCAAGGCCAGTTCTGCGCCCATTGTCATTATACCATTTGATATTTTGCCATAGCTCTAATTCTCCGGACTTTATATTCTTTGGTTCGGGATCGGAATTGATTTTGTCGATGATTTTCTCTATCTTTTCAGACTCCAAATCAACAAGATCATCCATAAGTCTCTGGGCTAATTTGACATGCTTTGAAAAAAGGTCAAAATCAAAATAAGATTGTTCGGTAAATCTATTTTTGACATACGAATAAAGGTTTATTGCAATCAAACGGCACGAATCGTAAGCGCAGAGGGAAATTTCGGAACAAGGGTTCGTGCATACGGACCTATATTTTTCATATCTATCTGCTGGGCCATTGTTTAGGACGTTATCCCACATCAGTATTCCTGGTTCAGCGCGAAGATGGGCCGAGGTTATTATTAAGTTCCATAATTTTTTTGCTTTTATTGTTTTTGATACTAAGGGGGAATCACTGTCTATGGGCCACCTTAATTCAAAACCGGAATCTGATTTAACAGCATCCATAAATTCTTTGTTTACCAAAACGGAAATATTGGCTCCTGTGACCTTTGTGTCGTCATTTTTGATTGTTATAAAGGTTTCAATATCTGGATGGCGAATATCTAGAGCAAGCATTAACGCCCCTCTTCTCCCCGCCTGACCAACCTCGCGAATACTATGACTGAACCTCTCCATCCAAGTAGAGATTCCGGTAGATGTTCTTGCCGCGTTTTTGGTTGGAGTTCCTTCTGGCCTTAAGTTTGACAGATTAATCCCAACCCCACCTCTCCTTTTGGAAATATTGACTAGCTGGCTATCTGTTATCATTATCGAAGAATAGGAATCAAGCGGAGACTCTGCTACATAACAGTTTGACAAAGAGACTATTTGATGATCGTTCCCAATTCCATACATCGGACTCCCCTGCGGGATAATATACTTGAAGCGGTCAAGCAACGCGAAAATTTCGTCTTCGGAAAGTGGCTCCTTGAACTTAGCTTTTTCAATTCTAGCAAACTCTTTTGCAATTCGCCTGTGCATCTTTTCCGGAGTGTCTTCCAGAAGATTGCCGTCGTTGTCCTTGAGGGCATATTTGCTCACAAAAACATTTGCCGCAAGCTCGTCACCGTCGAAATATTTTAGGCTATTAGCAAAAGCCTCTTCGTTACTATAGATTTTTTTATTCACATCTTTCCTTTGGCTAAATCTGGGACCTCGAATCTGGGCAAAAGCTTCATTAAGATTTTGTAGAGCATTTCTACGTCGTAGAGGGCATTGTGCAGTTTCTTTTGATCGTGCTTAATCTCAAAGTAATCAAGCATATATTTTTCGCTATTTTTTATACGACGATCATTGTCGCCAAGTACCTTATATTGCCAAGCTAAGAAGTCGTCGGCCTGATTGTATTTAATATTGCGTTGCAGGGCAATAAACAGCGCCCTTGTGTCTACGCACCTTTTGAGCCAACTGTAATCGACGGGTTTTCCAAGGGACTTTTGCAGATTCTTTATTACGTAGCTGTCGAAATTTATAATATTTTGCCCAACAATAACATAGCTTGGATCAAGCAAATACTTTGACAGTCTATCGTAAACGATATTTGGATCAATAGCTTTAGAAAGATAGTCCTCTTTATTGAATCCAGTGATCTTTGCCGCCCCGCTAGACATCTTAAAGTCCTTCCAGAGCAGAAACTCGTCATATTTTTCAACGACAGAATATTTGTCGGCAACAATCCAAGAGACCTCAAACGGAAGTGTTGAAACCAAGTTCAAGGAGTTTGTCTCCGTATCAAGCACAACGTATTTTTGGGAACTATTAAAAAACAGGTTCTCTTCAACCATCTTTAGCCGCCCTTTCTTTGTAGGACTCCCAGCAAAATTCATCTGATGAAAAATGATCAAAATTAGGTTTTGCAAGAGATTTTTTGCCGAATGATCTATTACAGATGCACTTATATGTAAGAAATGCCTCTATGTCGGACCTCTTATAGTAGCAGATTGTTTTTGATTCAAGCAATTCAAAACGGTCGCCGCAAATATCAACAACGGACTTTCTGATTATATCGTCAAATGGAAGCCCATTGTCTTCAAGAAAAAAAACGGGAGACATTGATAAAAGCGCATCGGAAAACTTTGAAAAGGTCATTGAATTACTATGGATAAATGAATCATAAAAGGGAATAGTAAGCAAAAGGTTGGCAGTAAGAAGATTCTTTAAGTCGGTAAACTCCAAAAATCCTTTTTCGTTTCTTTTTGCATCTAATAAGATTAGGTCGCGATAGCCAAGTTTATTTTTCATGAAAACAGAGACGCGGCTAAAATAATCTCCCTCTTTATATTGAAAATTAATGCCATAAATCAATTTAATCTTATTGTTTTTGCAATGTGTATAGGCGGAATAAAAACTATAAAAATTATCCTCAAGGAGGATAAGCTCTGTTAGATTTTCTTCGCTTAAAATCCCAAAAATGCTCTTTGGCCCGTTAGGATAGGTTTCTATATTTTGTAGGTCGGAATCTACGACAGGATCAAGGGTCAATATAGACTTACCTATTGAAAAGTTCGACTTAAAAAGCGGCACTATTTGTTTTTGTTCCACGCTGGGCATCCTTCATATTTTTCGATGTACAATTTTTCACCATTTTGATCATCATACTCTATCTTATCGTAGTCGTCAAGAAAATAAGTCCTCAGAACGTTTCCCTTCTTGTCTTTGACGGAGTAATACTTGAACGGCCACTTAAATCCACAGCCCCATTTGTCATTGCCGTCCTTCTTCTTCTGGCCCTTGAACTCATCAAAACCGCAAAGAAGTCTGCCGGAAAAGCTACCATCACTGGGATAATCTTTATAGAAGGCCATGTTGCTTTTTGCGTCATCCTTAGAAAAGTTGTCAATCTGCTCCTGAACCTCTGCTAAAAAATACTCAAAGGATTCAAGGTCGTCTTCTGAAAGGTTTTCCATTTTAATAACCGCATCAATTCCGGTCTTGATCATAACTTGCAAAAAGGGAAACTCTACAATTCTTTTTTTGTATTCAGGAAAAAGCTTGTTGACGGCAAGAGAGTACATTTGGTCTTGAAGATTGTCCGACGCATCTTTTCCATCAAAAACTTTCTTGCTGGTCTTATAATCTCTAATTACGGCAGTTTTTTTGGATTTATACAAAAAAAGTCTATCAATAAATCCTCTTATGCGATACCCGATGCTGTCCTCAAGGTCAAACGATAACTCTGAAAAGGAGGCCGTTGGACGCCCAAGCCCTTTGCCAAAAAAGTCATAGAGTAGTCCTTGAAGTACCATTTTGTTGAGCTTGTCCGCGTTCTCTTTAGAGTAAATATCATACTTTGCAAACCACTTCTTAACAAGACGGGTAATTTGGGCGACTTTATAAATGTTTTTGTGCTTAATGCACTTGTCATATTGTTTTTTTCTTTTTTTCTTGCTAAGACATTCCAAAATCAAATGAGAAATAGAGCCAAGCTGACTGCCAAGATTCCCTTTATCGGGGAGCTTGAGGATATAATTGCAATAGTATTGCCAAGTGCATCCTTGTAGGGTTTTTATGCGCGAGGCGGAAAGGGCGACGTGTTCTTTTTTCTTGGTCTTTTTTTTCACTTTTAACAGTCTAGCAGTTTATAGTTCTCAAACGATTTCTTGGATATCTTGTTTTCTTCGCTGTATTTAGCGGCCAGCGTACATATCATATCCCTTTGAGCGTCGAAATCAATCGAATTTTTCTTTTCGTACCACTTTCTGAAATCTACATCATTCATTTCTCCAAAATCCTTTTTTATTGGCAAGCAAATGCTTATCGAATTATAGTCAAAATACTTTAACAAAAGAAGGAAGGTCTCAACAGACGAAATCTTGCCGGTATTATTTTCGCCTTTCTGTTCGTCATTATTGTAGCAAATGTAAATTCGGTTTGGTGATAGCTCAAGAATGGAATAAATACAGGCAGGAAGGATTTTTACTCCGAATGATACTATTACGTTATATATGCCACGGGTATGAAAAGCAAGCATATCTCCAACGGATTCGACAATGATAATCTCGCCACTTTTTTCAATGGCTTCTTTAGCGAAGAACCTGCCTTCCGAATCCTTTATATGTAGAGGATACGCAAAATTTCTTTTTTTTCCCAATAATTTCCACTTGGGCCTGCTGGAGCTTGAAGACATATCCCTACCAGAGAATCCAATTATTTGACCGCCTTGGTTAAAGATTGGGAAAACAAATCTGCGATACATTTTGCCCTTTGTAGCCATGCCTGATTTCAGACGGATAAGACAGTCCTCCGAAATGCCTTTCTCTGTATAGAATTTATAATGAGGAAGAAGGTTTTTCAGAATTGATTCCGGATATATTTTATCAATTTGCGCATCTTCAATTTCATTACGAATAGGCACCGGCCCCATTTGGCCAGAAACGGGACATTTTTTGCCGTGAAGCTCAAATAGCCTTGATATCGGCTGAGACGTTATGTTCGATCCGAAATCAGACCAATATCCAGTTTTCTTATCAATGGAAATGGAGTTACCGTTTTTACCGCCGCGATAGAGAGCTTTTGTTCTCCAATACTTTCCGTCATTTCTTAGCTGATAGCCAAGTTCTTCAAGCATTTCTTTAAGATTATACAAGGAGGCCACCTCCCGTTTCTCCGTCCTGCTCGGGAGAAGCATCTTCAATATGAAGATGATTGACCCAATCAATAAGATCGCCTTTTTCCTTTACTGAAAAATTATTGAAATCTAGGTTGATGAAGTTTTTCTTTTTTGAGCCATCTGGCATACAAACAAGATCAAAGGCCCTGCTGGGATTTATACCCATATGGCGAGATTTAAGATTAATCAATTTGTGTGTACCAAAACGTTCTCCCTCAGAAATTATCTCGTCAGTAGTCTTCTTCCTAAGAATAAACAGGTGCGAAGAAATCTGTCCGATCATATCCGAGAGGCCAATAACGGCCTCGCTGTCTTCGATATCCTGACTATTTCTATTTTGCGAAATTCCGGCCCTGTTTGCCTGAACAGATGTAAGAAGGGAGATTTTGGGCTCATTATCGAAAACGATCTCTCTTGCGATAAAGGTTTTCATTTTGTCAAGCATTATTCCTATTTCTGCCCAAAACCTATCCGTTCCGCCGCCAAGGGAAATTAGTTTTATATAGTCAAATGACCAAATCATTCTGTTGCCCCTCCCGACCTCGGAGTAGTACCACCTTCTAGCAAGGTTTATCATTTCGTCATAATTGATGCCGCCTACATTATGATAATAAAAATTCCAATCCTTGATTTTTTTCCAAAGCTCCCTGACTTTTTCGGTGGAGTGTTTGTTCTGACGCCATTTACCAGATTCAATAAAATAAAGGGGAACTCCTGTCATTGCGGAGCACATTCTGTTTTGAATCTCGTTGTAGCTCATTTCTCCATTGTCAAAATGAAGAACGGGAATCTTATAGTCAATACCAGCTTTTGAACATAGATCAAGGGCAAGCGTAGATTTACCAACCCCATATCGAGACGCGACAACAGTTATATTTCCAGCCCTGAAAATTGAGCCGAACATTTCATTAAGGCGAGGCATTTGGGTCATGATGTCTTTGTCATCGGGAGGATTTTCGCCAAGAAGCTCTATATTTTCTTCCATATCAGCGAAAACATTTTGAGGGACATTTGATGTATTAAAAAATGAGTTTAGTTCCGAATTGTATATCTTATCAGAAACAGAGACAATTTCTTCGAAGGTCGCTGATTCATCAAGGCCCTCAACCTCCTTCTTTAGCTTTTCAGAGTTTTTAATAATGCCCCTTCTTATTGAAAACTTCTTGACCTGCTTGGCGGCTGAAATACATGCCTCTTCGGTCACATTTCGCATTTGAAGGGACTGTAGGTAGTCAAATGGATTGATGCCGTCCTCAAAGGTTATCTTAAGGGAGGAAGCCTTCTGGGATATTAAAACTGGGTCGATTGGCTCGGATGCGGAAAGAGAATTTCCGATTATGGTATAAAGCGTTGGGTTGACCCTAGACGGATCGCCAAAATCATTGGGCTCTAGAAATTGAGAAATCTGGAAATATGAAGTCGGGTGTTTTAGAATTCCAGCTATAACATGTTGCTCAAGTTTAAGCGAATACAATATCTTCTTACTCATAAAATTACGCCAGCCTTATTAAAAAAATCCTTATTCAGTTCATCTTCCGAATATATTTCTACAAGCAGTATGCCAAAAGAATCGCAAAAGTCAAGCTTTTGTTGGTCTCTTTTTAGCTGGGTCAAATACTTGTAACGGGTGTTCCCGTGAAAAAACTTATTGTAGTGGATGTGTTGGCTACCCTGAACCTCAATGGCCACATTCTTCGAGATATTAAAAAAATCTAGAGAAAGTCGGGTATGTGGGACTGGAAACTCTTCAAAGACAACATCTCGCTTCCAATACGGATAAAGAAAGCTTTTGACAGCATGTTGAAATTTACTTCTGCTGTTCTTTTGCCAGTCGATAACAAAACGGCTTGGCTTTTTGATACTGATCTTCTTGCCCGATTCGGAGGTTAAGTACATAATGGAAGACTATTCTTCCTTGTTATCGGAATATGCTTCGGAAATGTTTTCGCAAATGTTTTTATAAAGCTGATCTGCTACGGGCTTGTTATTTACGATGTAGGAATAAACCTTGTCTATACCCTGAAACTTTTCGTCGGTTACAATGCCGGATGAAACAAGGTCTTCCGAGAAATTGTACCACGCGCCCTTTCTTTCAAGGTCGCCCCACTGCAACAGCGAGTCAACGATTTCTTTTTCGGTCCAAACGCCACCATTTTTGCCGTACTTAATGGGGTATTTGATAACGTAATTGTTTTTATCGTTAGAGGATTTTTTAACAATGACCTTCGCTAAATGACCCAACGGCGGATTCGCAATAGAGGGAGGTTCTTTTTCGTTGTGGGTGATAATGTCGCCTTTAAATCTAGGTAAGAATTCAAGAATGATGTTTGCATAATGAAGAAGGGCGTTTCCGCCTGTTGCGGTAATCTGCCTAACCGCTTTTGGCGAATACTGGTCTATGGAAACTTCCGAGCGAACTTGAGATATAAAAATGGCAAGATGACCTTTTTTAGAGAGGGGAATGCTAATCCTCTTCATTAAGACGGATGCTATAACGGGTCCTCCGGCAACCTTAGCCGCTTCGTCGTAACCCTTTTGGAGGTCGGCCTTTAGGGTTAGACCATCAACAGAGTCGATAATCATGCCATATTGAACACCAAAATCATTATTTATAAGGGCTTCGATGAATTGAGCCACAGACTCATATATGTTTGACTCGTACACAAAAACGGTTCCCTCGTCCCAGTCTTTCGCTTCGTAGACAAACTTCAAGCCGACACGGTTCTTTATGTCTGAATTGAGCCTTCCTTCTGCCGCAAAGAAAATGCCCTTTGAGCCCTTTACGCTGGACAGGAAGTTTTTTAATACAAGGAGAGCCTCAGATGTCTTGCCTCCAGAGTTAAAACCAACAAACCTGTGCAGTCCTGGCGTGAATCCTCCGTCAAGAACCGAGTCCAGTAGTAGGCTTCCGCTTGAAATTTTGAAATACTTCTCTTCTACGAAATTAAAATGGTCTTTTTCGTTTTGTTTAAGGAAGCTCTCTAGCATTTCCTTGTCGCTAATGCTCTCGCCGTCTGTTTTTTTTGTTTTTGCCATAATGAAAATATTCTTTCTATTTTAAAAAGTCCCTTAATGTCCTTGGGCTTCTGATATTATGCGTAGATTCGCCAAATTTTCTATCAGAAATGGGCAAAACCTCTTGGGTTTTAACTGGAACGAAGTGAAATTCCTTGTATTTTGTTTCCAGTTCCAAGTGGCCCTTTTTGGTCTTAAACCAAGCCAAGCTATTGACCTTGTAACCTATGGTTACACTCCCCCAGAACGCATCGTCTGGGAAAATGGAGAACAATTCTTTCGCTAGTTTTATCTCCTTGGGCCAGAACCGACTAACAAAACCTTTTTCTGGGGGGGTGACGTTGTTGGAGATAAACTTTTTTAAATTTGCTAGGGTTTCTCGTTTCATTTTTCACGCAAAGAATACCTCAAATACCGCACTTTGTCAAGACTTTTTTGGG